ACATCTTCTGGTGCTTCAACTTCTGCATACTCTGAAAAACTTTTTGTTTCTGAGGCATAGAACGGATAGTTCTTCAATACATTTAACGGATTTTCACAGAAATACATACCACTTTCACAGTTAAACACCGTGTTTTCGGCATACTGCTTGTCTCTGCATACTAATCCTTTGCTGAAACCTTTATATCCTTTTATCATTTTTTCTGACATTTTTATTTCTCCTTTATTGTTGCTTTCTGTATTGCAAACATTCTTTTAGATTTATCGGTGATGATTTTATATTCCAAAACTTTCTCCTCTTATTAATCGTATCACAGTTTAAAAATAATTGCAATTATTTTACCAAAAACTACCAATTATTTTTGAATTTTGTAGTAAATTTATATATTCTATGGTATCTTTTTGTCTATCTGCTATCTGTCCATCTCTAATCAAAGGTAACAGTATATTTATTTGTTTTATTGCCTGCGGATAATTGTCAAATAAACCATACAATGTTATGTTCTCGGTTTGATTACTGCACCCACAGACAGCAAACAAATCACTCACTTTAATAACCTTTCAGCCATGTACACATTAAAGTTATCATCATATACAGCTCTTTCAGAGATTGACATTAAATACCAATCTCTCATACACTGTTCTCTATAATTCACATTCGCAGTAAAATGTTCAATAATATATTCAGACATTATGTTCCTCTCTTTCCTCTATAATCAGCCAGTGGCACTCATCTTCGTTGTCAACCACAACAGCCTCATTGGCGCAAATTTCGTTGTAATGTATGATTTCACAGTCAGACATATAATTATAATAATCTCTTTCCATCTCCCCATACGCTTGAGAAAATGTATCGTACACACCGAATGTTTCAGGTTCGTTATTTATTGTTCTAAGTAATTTATATCTCATATTTCAATCCCCAATCCAACTTGCAAAAATGCTGAAATTCTGCAAGTTTATAAATATTCAGCCAGAAAACCCATTACCTTTAGGTGATGGGTAGTTCACTATATGTATATCCTTATGCTTTATCCTGCATTTTTAACTGATTTTTGCAAGTTTGTGCATTTTGTTGCATAAACCATATTCACACTATTGAGCACAACCATTTACAACCGCAGAAAATAGCATTATAGCCTACAACAGCCATAACAGCAAACGCAATAACAGTTATAATTATCTCGGCTCTGACAGCCTTTTGTCGCTGTTTGCGAGCCTTTATTCTATATGTATTGTTCATAATTTCTCCTCCTTTACATATCATTCCTACGCACAGGACAAAGTATTCCGTCGCCCTTGCTTGATTTAAAGAAAATATAACCTTTATTATAGGTCTTTTTTAGATTTATAGCCGGATGACTCCAAGTTACCTGACTGTTATTCCCTAATATTTCAAGCATTATTAACAGATATTCTGCATTAACAAGCGGAAGTATTACATTACTTTCCGTTATACCAAAATCATAAGATATAGGTTCTTTATTTCTGCCTTTGTGCTTTTCAGGATTTTGCTCCTTTTTAGCTTTGATATAGTCTTTCAAGTCTGCAATTAAAGGAATTTCAAGTATAGTTTGTTCCTCTCCTTTGTTTATATCAAAAATGGTGTCAAAAGAGGTCATCTTCTGCTCTGCTTGAGCAACCGTCATAAACTCAATATCAGGCAGCATAATAAGGCTTTTAACCTTTTCTAAGACATCTACACGGTCTATATACTGCTCTCTTAATTCCTTTTGCTTTGTTTCAGTCAGCAACAATTCTTTCTGCTGAATTGTCTGTAATGTGTTTTCCATTTTCATATAACTTCCTTTCTGATTGACTTTTTGATTGATATGTATTTTTTAATTGAACATATTGTTCAGTTAAAGATTTGCGTTTGTTATGCTTCTAATTGGACAACTTGTCCAATTAGATATTTATGCCTATTTTTTAAAGGAACATAATGTTCCTTTAAAGATTTATTGCCAAGCCAATTTCCATTTGTCACTCATTCTCTTTGTAAATTTATTATCTTTCATTTATTTATACCTCTCTTTTTTACTTTTAGTTAATCGTTTGTGATTTTTTGATGACCCCATAAGATTTTAATATTGCCTTTCTCATCCTTTTCTTTTGTCATTAACGCCTTTAGCATCATTTCGTTAATCCCAAACTTGTTATATAGGTCATCATCTTCGACTTTTTCATCTTTCATAAAAAGGTTCAATTTTTCTTTACACAGAATCATTTTTAACAGATTTCCTTCTATACTGTTTTCATAAGTTACAAAATATATTTTCTTCCATCCCGTAGAAGTGAATCTGATAAATCGAAAATAAAACTGACTCATACTTGCATTATTCCAGTGCAATTCTGGAATAATACACTTATTTACAAAGTCAATATTCATACTGCACGATAATGATTGCTGTGTGCAAATTAAAATACCATTTCTTGTTTTTTTCAGTTCATTACAAATTGATATTCTTTTCTTTAATGTCGTGTTATTTCCGGTAATAACAAACAATGGTCTATTCGGATATAATTCCTTAATTGCTGTGGCATAAGAATAAACATTGTCAACGTGGCGAACACCTATTACAATTCTTTCATTATTCCACTTTTCAATCATCTCAAATACTTTTTTATATTTACTCGACAATTCAGTTGAAGAATATTCTTTGAATGTGTGAGGACAAGCACATATTTTAAGCAAAAGAGTTAATTGATTTAAGATTCTCAACATAGCATCTTTTCTGCTGTTTCCTGTTGTCTTAAATAGATATTGCATTTTATAAAATTCCTCTATTGCTATTGAATATAGTGCTTCTTCTTCCGGTGTGAATTTACAAGTGACATTTTTAATTTCGTAAATTTTCTTGCCTGTGACTTCTTCAAATTTCCTTGTGATTACTGTTTTGTCAAGCAACCTTTTCAATGCTTCTGAATTATATATATCTTGTGTCTTTTTAACAACTCCAAATACAGTGATTTTATCTGGCAGAAAACATTTGCTGAATAATGAATATCCTTTCTTATATGCTGGGAATGGATTATTATATTGTTCATTAAAATCGGAAATAATTTCGCCTTTGGTTTCAGAATCCTTATTTTTATCCACAACATAAACAGTTTCACATTCACACAACATATTAACGCTATTATTGTAAAGCAATTCAAGTTGAGGGTAAATTTCACAAATATTGTTTCGTGTGCTTGTTCCGGTCATACATACTTTGTATTTAATTTTTCTAAAACAACTTAATACTGCTTTTGTTCTCTTACTATTTTGATTTGATATGCTATCGCTTTCATCCATTACAAGCATAACTTTTTGAGATTGCATTTTAACAAATTTCTTAATATGTTTTTGTAAAGTATTGAGTATATCAAGAGTAATTAAAACAATTTGTCCTTTTTTAATTTTCTGAATATCCGAATAACTATTGATTCTTATATAGTCATAATGGTAAGCCTCAAGGCAATCTTGCCAGTTGTTATTTATCGCAATAGCAGTAGAGACTACAAAAGCATTTCTGATATTGTTGTGTTGGAATCTATAATCCATTTGAGCTATGCCGGCAAAAGTTTTTCCGCTACCCTGTTCCCACTGCAAGAAAACATATCTTTTTTGCAAAAGTTTATTTATATCTTCTTTTTGCTTTTCCGTCAACTTATAAGTTTCATTTTTGTTATAATCGTGGATAGAAAAATTATCAAGAAATTTCATTATATCAGAATTTTGTTCCATATCCTTAAATGATACTTCATTACTTTGAAAATCTTTAATTTTCTTATCAATAAGTTTTTCATACTTTTTGTTTTCAAATTGATATGAACATTGACCTGAAACAATATCGTTAATAGATACAAATTTTCCAAAATCTCCATATTGTTTATTCAATAAGATTTTCATTTTACGGCTATATGGTTTTAACTTTAAGCCATAATCAGTTTTTACTAATTCAATCTTATCAATTTCGATTTTATGTTCAGATTTGATAACTTTTCTTAAATAAGCAAGTACCTTATTAGGCGTGATTTTCTTCTTTTCCCATTCTTCATACTTCATTCCTTCTGGCATTTTCTGTGTTTGGTATTTGTAAAGATACTCGCTGCATTTTGCATATTTATCCTGTAAAGCAGGATTTCTCTTAATATCAAACATCATTTTTTTAACTTTATATTCAAATTGTTTTTGTTCTTGAGTCTTGCCATCGTGTAAATTTTCAAAAAACAACCGATTTTTCAACTCATTTCTTAAAGTGATTACAGGCTTTATATAATTTTCATAAATGAAATTTGAAGATTCTATATTAAGACAATCAATTACAATTTTTTTCGTGCTAAATTTTACATCTAAAATATGTTCGCTTTTCTTTTGAAAAAACATAATTTTAGTAGAAAAATTAGTAACGCCGAGATTTTTGAATGTATCTGAAGGAATGTCAAACTGACATAATAGATTCCATTCTTTTGAAACCTCTTCTATCATTCCTCTATCGGAAAAATCATCCGCCAGAAAACTTGATGGAACTACCAGAGCCATTAAACCACCCGGTTTAATATTCTCCGATGCTTTAATTGTGTAGTATAGTTGTGATACATAAGTCGTATCTCCGATTTGCCACTTCAAATTAAATGGTGGATTTCCGACAATGACATCTGCTCTTATTTCAGGATTATATACTCTTATATCTGAACACTGGATATTTGCTTTTGGGTATAAATATTTTGCAACCTTATAAGATTTCATATCAATTTCACAACCAAAGAAATTACTTTCCTGGGGAACGGAATTTACAAAAGCTCCGTGACCACAAGTTAAATCCATAATTATATCGAATTTGTCCGGCTTCAAACATTGTATTACAAAATCGGTAATGGCATACGGTGTAAAAAACTGTCCTTGTTCAAATTCTTTTTTGGCTTCTGAATAATCATAATAATTTTCATAGTTTGAAAATTTTTCTCCACTTAATCCACCGTTTCCGGTGTATGAGCTTGCTATGTCAGTTGCAGTTATTCCGTTTTCTTCCGCTATTCCGTTGTCAATCAAATAAAGAATTTTGTTGTTAATCTCTGCCCGTTTATCTTGTGGAATTATCAAATTTTCAACAATATATTTCATTTTAATTTCCTGCTTTCAGTTTTTCTATTTCTTCATCGGTCATTTCAATATATCCAAGATATTTCTTTGCAAATTCTAATGCAAATTCAGCAGACAAAAACTTAACTGATACACTTCCATTCTTAAATTCTTGAATAGAATCTATCTTATTATGTTTTAATGTCGAACATACTTCTGTTTCGTTGTTATCGTAGAAGTAAAGAATCGGTTTTTGGTTTGTGATTGGGTATTGGAATTTAATAGCTCTTCCTTTAACTGAATAATTCCATTTTTCACACCATTTATTCCATTCTTGCCGTTTGATGTCGTTCTTCCCCATAGCTTGTTTAATTGCACATTCTATAAATGTCAATCCTTCTGATCTTCCGAAAATATATTCATCCAAAACTTCCTCTATTGTGATAACATCTAAACTTAAATCTTTATGATATGTAGTTCCATCAAATTTGTTATTGCTGGATAAATTCAAGTGATATTTTCGATTAAAATATCCGACAATCTTACTTATAAAGGATGACTTCAGAGATATTAGTTTATCTCTTAAATCACTTACTCCACAATCGCAATATTCCCAGATAAAGCCGCTATATTTTCCGCCATCAAATTCATTTTGCCTATCAAAAGCATTTTTGACACTGTTATAAGCCGTTGAATATGCGTTGTACGCATTCAAAAACATTTCTTCTTCAATCTTACAATGTTCTATATCTTCCGCCGGTAATCTCTTTGAATTATCTACTTTTATATCTGTAAATTTATCTAACAAATTCATATTATTAAGCCTCCAATTTGCAGTACATATCAAAGAATTTCTGTGCTTCTTCCTCTGAAATAAACTTTATTTCCCACTTTCCGTTTTTATAAAATTTGAATGATTCAACTTTATTTCCGTATGCGGAATGCAAGCCGTAAATACCATCTATTTCTTTTTTATTGTAATAAATAAATGAGCAACACCAGCTATCATAAATAGAAATGTTATTTTCTCCGCTATCAAAGAATGATAAAGCTCTCATTATTGCCCTAAATCCTGAATTATCTGTGCTCGCTTCATATTCTTTCCATATACTATCAAAATGACTATCAAAACCTGTTTCGATTGAAATTTTATTCTTTTTTAATTCAGCATAACTATATTTTCTATATTGATTAAAACAAGCAGACTTGCAAGAATCAATGATTTCTTTCTTAGCTTTGTCAACAAAAGAATATCCGTCTAATTGGACGAAAATATCATCAATGATAGTATTAAAATCAATTTTTGCTGTAATAACTTTATCTCTGTATTTATCCAGAGATTTTTTATATTCTCTGTTTCTTTCTTTGTTTCTTTCTTTGATTTTATCAATTTCTTCTTTAGTTAGGTTGCGATAGCCCCAATAATTACCATCAACTTGCTTTGGCTTTTCAATTCCGAGTATTTCGTCAACAGATTTTACATTTAATTCTACACCGTATTTTTTAATAAAATAATCAACAATAGTTGTGATAAAAATTTTGTGAACTCCAGATATTATTTCTGCAAAATCTTCTTTATTTATTGATAAAAAATGATAATCGTATTTTTTATAAGAATATCCGTTTTTAGTAAAAGTATTTTCCATCTCAATTTCTTTAAATTGTGATTGTTCTTTTTGCAATACCTTTAGCAAGTCGCTATAAATATTTTGATAATTTTTGAGAATTTTAAGATATAATCTTTGATTAGATTCACAAAATGCAAGGTCATCTTTTGCAATTCTTGCATCATTTTTAATTTCAATATTTTCAAATTTATTTAATGTGCATTCATCCATAGTTGTTCCTCCTAATTAAATCTGTTTGAATTTGAATTAAATTTGAATTGTGTGTTTGTTTCCAACCTCGCCCACCACAATGGCAGGCGAACGCTCAAGCCTTAATGGACTGTTTATAGCCGGCTTGACGGCTTTGACGGCTCTATATTATAGTTTTATAACCTTGTACCCTCTTTTCCTGAATCGCTCTGAACAATTTTCTTGACACAATCTGAACAGTAACAGCCTTTATATCCCTCTATGTGATATAAAAAGCACATCCAACTTCTATTCCATTTGCCATTATCGGAACACATCTTGCAAGAGCCTTGTCCCTCACCCTCGCATTTAGTAACTTTCAAGGATTTTTTACTCATATTAGCACTCCTTTTTAATAATGTTTTGAGTTTACACCCAACATCAAAATAAGTCGTGTTCGTCACAATACTTATAGTATCTTTTCTTTGCTTCCTTGTAACACTGTATAACATCGTCTGAGTATCCGATTTCCTTTAAATAGTCTGTATAGCCTTTATTTTCGCCGTACCTACAATGACCGAAGCAAGAACATACATCATATGCACCTTGCCAATTAATGGCGTATTCGTGATTTCTCATTTCATATTCAAACGCAGATATAGCAAAATCCTTGTCTTTCATAAGGTCAGGCAACTCATCGGGCTTGTTTATGTAATCTCTGATAATATCGGCATCGCTTTTGAGATAAAAACCTCCGTAGCCGTCACCAAGTCTATTTATCTTGTCTGTATCTGTTTCCTTTAGTCCTCTTGCTTCCATAGCCTCTTTGAATTGCTCATCAGAGAACGCAAAGAAAATCGGCAAGTTATTAAATTCCTGTTGAGTTTTTGCTCTGTAATCTTCATAATTTTTGTACTTCATAGCTTGTTATCTCCTTTTATAATAATTTGATTTAATTCTGATATGGCAGCAGTTTTGTTTCAATTCGCAACCGCTAAACGAATTTAAAAATCGAAAAAGACTCAAAGTCCATTTTGTTTGAACTCTGAGTCTTTAACCCTTTAATTTATTCAACTATATATGTAAGTTTATCTGTCTATATATGTCTACCTTTCGTATAATTCTTCTATTGTCCCGTCCGGGTGGAATATGTTTGTTTTGCACCACCCATTTTTTTGAAGTGTTGTTACTCTATAACAATTGTCTACACAATTAATGATGACATTGTCGCCATCTTCATTGATTGCTGTTGCGGGCAAATCAACACCTTTTGTTTTTGCCTCAATTTCTTTATATTTCATTATATATTCCTCCTTTTTAGATTACTTATTGTACAATAATTATATTATATAATAAGTAATCCGTCAATTTTAAATTTTTTATTTATTATTTATGTAGATTTAATTCCTATGTGGTAGTAGTCTTGTTTTACCTTGCGACTACCAAACAAGGATTGTATTAATTAGTAACTTTCGATAAATTCAGTATCACTTTTGCGGCTATAATATGCAATGCAAATTGCATCTATATCATCTGAATTAAAATGCAAATACAAGCCTAAACCGTCGATTTTTGTAGGAGCGTCGTCACATTCAAGTGCTTCAGGGTCGGTTTGTATATCAAGTGATTCTTTTAAATAGTTATATGCTTCTGTTAAATCATCAAAATAATAACCACCGCTGAGCGTTTTTACATCAAAGTCGCTTTCCACTTCAAATTCAATTTTTGTGTTAGCATCAATTTCTTCAATCTCAATTTTTGCGTTCACGCACTGATTTACTAATTCTGTTAATTTTGCTAATGTCATCATATGTATTAACTCCTTTATTATTTTTTTGATTTTTTTGATTTTTCGGTTTCCCGACCTCCGCCCACAATGGGCGGAACGCTTGCATCCTAACGGTCTTTTTTTAGTCGCCGCAACGACTTTTTATGCAGTTCTCATGACTTCATCCAGATAGATTCTTAAAGAGCCTTTTCTAATAAAAGCCCTACCCGAAGTTGAGTAGTGCACCATATGCTTATGGAATCCCCACTCTCTCTCGCCGCTGTACCAACTGCATATATAATCACAATCGTATTTATCGTTTTCGTCAGGCTCGTAAACCTGAAGCCCAAAAGTATTACTAAAACATACAGTCCCCACTGGCTTTTGATTCTTATATCTTTTATATATAGCCTCTTTTGTCATTTTTATTTACTCCTTTTAAATTTTTTCTTGACTTTTTTATGTATTTAATGTATAATTATGGAAATTACACATTAAGAGTATTTTAACTCTTTATAGATTACACAAAATCAGCTTTTTTAAATTATGCAATTTACACAAAATAAACGCTATAATTATTATTACTATTTTTTGTGCAATCGCCTAAAAAGTTAAAATAAAATTAAAATCAAAAATAAAGGTTTGACTTGAGTATCAACAGTTTAAAGGGTGCACTTCACCCATTGACGGCATAGTAATAGCTATCTTCATTGAGGGCTTAAAGCTCAAAGGCTCAATATATCGCCGTTCGCATACATTCAATAGCACATTTGATACTATTTTTCTTTATGCGAATTTTGATACAGTTTGTCTAAGGACTTTAGAGGCACTACTACTATACTAATGTATAGATGTGTGCAAGCTCAAACTGTTGCAAGTTCATTCAGTTGTCAAGGTACGAACATTTTTAAATTTACGCAACACAATTAAAATGTTTAAAATATTTGTGTTGTGAGTTACAACAATTGAATTTCTACAATAACGATATTGAGATATTATGTATTTGTTTTTTGCTTCTTTATCTCTTTTCGTTGACACTATTATATCACTAATATTTATACTTTACAAGTGTAATTTTGCAAAAACATATCACTAATATTTATATTATTTTTATATATATTATACAAGAAATGATTAATTATGACTATTAATAATAATATACAACCAAAAATTAAAAAAAGTACAGCTGCACAGTTGCGTGCAAGTGCAAAATATCAAGCGAAAACATATAAAAATCGCACTATTTGCATAAAATTAACTGACATTGACAAGATAGATAATTACTTAAACAGTCATAATCAGACAGCAACGCAGTATTTTTACGCTTGCCTAAAGCGAGATGGTGTGATTGATTGATGCACTTTTACTTGTCTATCCTTATATACTTTATATTTGCCTTTTAAATGCCCGTATAAGCGTTTTTATAGTCTATTAGAGTAATTATATTGCTTGACTGTTTAAGCCGATACAGAGCGTTTAAATGGCATTTTTGCGTGTGGGTAGAATTGATATATGAATGTATGAGCGTGCAAGTTATAACAAGAACTTGAAACAGATCAAGAACTTGAAACAGATCAATAGAGCCGAGAGAGATATACTTTAGTGCTTTAATACTTTAACACTTTAGTGTGCTAAAGTATATTCAGATTGAGTGCTTTTGTTTGATACCAAATTAACACTTTAACGCTTTACTATGCTAAAGCGTTAAAGATGTATCAATATTAATTTTAACATAATAATACAATTTTCACCGCTTTTTTACCCGCTTTTCAATGACTTTTTGTCAAATTTTATCCTTGCCCTATTTTGCCGCAAATATCACAAAATAGTAAATATATAGCTGTATATCCTGCAATCCTTGACTTTTACCCACTTTTTCAAATGTCCGCTTTTTGTGCTTTTGCGGACATTTGTTAGTTTCTTTTACTCCTCATAAAACTTTAAAAAATATAGTATTCAAGCCATTTTTACAAGATTAAATGTCACTAAAACACACCCGGATATACCGCATAACTCAACGCCCTACCTACTACCTACCACTAACCAACAGAGGGGGGTATTTTACATTTTAGCAACTCTTCTAATCTGAAACAAAGGGCGTAGTAGTTCTAAAAAGACTATCGAACTCATCCACCGAATCGAACCCATAAAATCGTTTTCAGCCCTATTTTTTTAACCACCTTTTAACCACCTAAACCCTAATTCCACCCAAAAACACCCATATTTCAATCCCCTCACCTATTACCTAAAAACCGCATAAAATAGCCATTTATCATCCTAACACAACACTATCCAAACCCATTCAAACTACCTCAAAAATAGCCAAAATGACCTAAACCACAAATACCTCAAATTCCTGCTCATTAATGCAACCTCAAATTCAATACCTTAAACCTTACAAAAATATAGGATTTATCCCATATTTACACACTTATCCAATTTAAAACTTACGCTCATATTCCCAAAACACCTTTCGGTAAACTGAAAAACCTATTATCGTTTTCGTTTTAAATAATTCATCATATTACCGACTGTATAAAATATCATATTTTACTTTAATAAATTTACTTAAAGTAATATTTACCTAAAGTTATCTAAAGTAATATTGTAAGAACAAAAACATCAGAATAATAAACCCCCTACAATTCAATAGCCACATTAACTCAAGTCTGCTATAAATCAGCAGGCTATTTTTATATTCCTGATTTACACCCATAAACTCATTCCCCTAAAACAGAAGTCTCAATATTTTTTTGTCAGCGTAAACAAAATGAGCTTTGCGAATTTTGGGTACGCCAAAGTTAAATTAATTATTTTTTATTATGAGACAGCTTGCTGACGAATAATCAAAAATAATTAATTTAACGTCATACTTCTTATGTAGCTTGCCATAGACTAATTCCTCGCTTTAACTTCGGTAAAAACTTAACTCAAACTACAATTACACCAATCCACTTATCTCTAAAATGCTCTCATTTGACTTGTATTGCATTTTTTAGTAATTAATATAAATTCATACATAAACGCATAAAACTCAATACAAGTCAATTCTAAGCCGTTTAAAGGTATAATACAATAATGGTTTACTGTTGGCAAACATATCTAATAAGTGAATATACTATTTATATGTATTTATTTGACCTGTAAGGCATTTATAATCTTTCAAGAATATAATTTCATTCCTAACTCATAAACTCGTCTTATAGGTCAAATTTTTCTATTACATATGTATGTTTATTTCATACTGACATTTATTTCTCTACTGATGTTCAGATAACACATTGTTATGCTCTTTCTGGCTAACCTTAAGTGCCATTTTGGCACTTAGAAATATTAAACTTGGCATTTTGGAAATGCACTTAGGAAATATTTTTCAGATTTTTTTAATATTTCTCTTGACTTTTTATGTATCGTTGTGTATAATTAAAATGTAATTTATTTCGTTTTTTACAACGACTGAATTGTTTTTATGGACTTACCATTTCAGGGTTGTCCATAATATTTTTCATTCCGCTTTTGTAAAAAGCGAACTCAACAATTACATTGCATACATTCTTGTGTTCCTTGACAAGTTAATATTTACTTTACGGTGACTCATTTTATATTTTTTATTTTTTTTGAGATTATTTTTTATTTTTTATTTGAGTTATAAAGAAAGAACCAAAGAAAGAATAATTATTAATCTTACAGATTAATAATTATTCTATTATATTAATATATTTAATTAATTATTTATATAAATTAATATATATTAAGCTAAGGAACTTGCCTATATATAATATATTCAAATGTGATACAAAAAAATGGTTTTGAAAAAATAGTTTTCTGCAATATCTGCATATAGAAACAGCAAATATTCATTGTAATTGCTTACTGTAAATAAAAAAGAAGTAAAAGGGGTTGATAATTATTTATTTTTGGAAACCTGATGGTGAAAATGCAATTATGACTATTATAGATAAGAGTTCATTGATTAATCCCATAAGCAAAAGCTACAATCAGAAACTTTTGTTAGCGTATTATATTATTCAGAAAAGTTTTAACTATGTGAAAGCCGGAGCAAAATACGAACTTCATTTATCAAGGCAGTCCTTGATAAAAAAGCGAACTGATGAAAAGTTGAAGAGCTATGAACCTATTTATAATTTAATCAAGGTTGATTATCCTTTGACAGTCATAGAAAAATATTATGCGAGAATTGAAAATGATGAGAATAAAACCAAATTAATCAATCTAACTTTAATCAGATTTGAGGAATTTGTTTCAAAGTTTAATTTCAGACTTGTCTTGATGGAGATGTTTCCTGATTTTAATGAGATTCATTTAAAGAAAATGGAAAGTTACTTTTATGAGGGATTATACGAAATGCAGAAGTATGGGTATATCACTTCTGTAGGATACTCAAAAAAGCGTAAGGTTGATTTCATAAGTAGATATAATCGCATTTTCAATAAAGAAATTGATACACGAGGTTTTAAATTATCAGATGAATATATAAGGTTATTGTTTAAACCATTCTTTAATGGTGAATCAAGGAAAGATAAAATTGCTATATATAATAGTTGGTTACCACAATGTAGTCAGATAAATGGAGTTAGTTCTGTATTGGTTTTGAAATTGTTTTGTACAATGACATTTCTTATGTCTAAGCGTACAAAATACTTTAATAATCAAATTGCTTGGTTATCTTATAAAAATCTTAGCAATATGACAGGGATGACTCAAAATGGTATTTTAAATCACATAAACCTTTTGAGGGAAAATGGTATTTTATATTCAAGAAGTCAGTGGGATAAGCATATTGGAAAATCCTATAAGAATATGTATTCATTGCCTAAAGACAAGGAATATTTGGATTGCATATTTTTAAAGCATAAAAAGAAAATTGAAAATAGAAGAATGAAAAAATTACAGAAAGAAATAGCAGAAAGTGATGGTGAGTTTGGAGAAGAATAATATACGGGTTTAGTAATAAGACAAGCCAAATTGTTCACATAAATTTGAGAAAAACAAGGTCAGAAAGGATTGTGATAAATGAATATTAAGATGAAAGGAATTTTGAATTACGAACAGATACAGAAAGTGCTTATGGTGCGATGTTTGCAAGGAGAACTGCTTAGAATGTGATTTTTGGAATATTGCTGATGAAGATATGTTGGCAGAAAAGGAATATCAGCAGAGCCTTAGAGAAAGACAGAGCATTTACAACAGCGTAATTGCTGAATTTGATGATATAGATTAATTACATATAGATTGGAGATATAAATTTGACGATTATCAAGCAAGGGAATCCTGACAAGTTAGAGTTAAGGAAGTTTGACTGCTCTAACTGTGGTTGTAAGTTTATAGCAAACTGTCGAGAATATGAAACAGTTACTCAATATAATTGTTATTATGAAATAGCAGGTTTTACTATACAATGTGTGTGTCCATACTGTTCAAGGTTGGTTGACGATGGTGTCAGTTTGTCAGAAAACGAGATGCAACAATATAAAATAAAAGAAAGTGAGGAATGATAAATAATGAAAGGTTATAAAGCATTTAACAAGGGTTTAGTTTGCAGAGGCAAACGGTACGCAGAAAACACTGTATTTGAAGAAGAAAACGGTGAATTTGTAGAGGTGAAAGAATGAAATCTACAACCATTGACAAATATTTGAAAAATATATGTATAGAAGATGACGACTAAAAATAAAACCAATATTTTAATAAGTTAAAGAGCCTTTATAGGCGAAACTTTTCAACGGAGGTAATAAGATGAAACAGATGATATACACACCTAACAGAAGTAAAAAAGGAGAAATTTTAGCAGCAGGAGATTATAAAGGTTTTTGTTTTTATGTTGTTAGTTATGGAACACATCCGTGTGCTTATGTAGATGTGTCAAACACTTCATTGGCAAATAAAGATTATAATGAGAATGATATTGACTGTCATGGAGGATTAACTTACGGTAGAGATTACTTATCTGCTATAGACACAGAAAGAACTAATGGTAAATGGTATATTGGATGGGATTATGCTCACTACGGTGATTATATACCTAATTCTTATATAAATATGTTTGGTGTTGACGGAGAATGGGAAAAGCGATGGACAACAGAAGAAATTGTTGCAGAGTGCAAAAATGTTATAAATCAAATTGTAGACAAAGAGGGTTAGAATCGTATGTTTGGTATTACAAGAAAAGGTCATAACTGCGTTGAATGTTGGAATCAGCATATTCCTATTGAGGGCGGTGAAGAGTGATGGAAATTAAGCCTGTGACATTTAGAGAAGCAAGTAACTTTATCAATTTACATCACAGACATCATAATGCGACTGTAGGATGTAAGTTTTGCGTTGGGTTGTATGATAATGCAAAATTAATTGGTTGTGCTGTATGTGGCAGACCTGTGAGCAGATATTATGATAATGGCGAAACGTGCGAAATTAACAGGGTTTGCGTACTTGATGGATACAAGAATGGGTGTAGTATGCTATACGGTGCGTACTGTAGAATTGCAAAAAATATGGGTTATAAAAAGATAATAACCTACACATTGCAATCGGAGAGTGGTGTGAGTTTACGAGCAAGCAATTTTGTCTGCGAAGGAAGTGCGGGAGGCGTGATATGGAGCGGAAACAGATGTCGTGATAACGGTGTACCGAGAGAGAAGAAAATTAGATGGAAAAGAGACTTGATGAAACAAATAACGAATCAGCCTGTTGAGGAGGGTGAAAATAAATGAGAGAAATATTATTCAGAGGTCAAACTCGCAGATATGGCGAAAAAGTCAGAACTTTAAAGGAGTAAAAATTATGACAAGATATGAACTCGAAAGACATTTAGGGAAATATGTTGAAATCGTACTTTTTGACGGAACGGTGATTGAGGGCATTTTACATAAAACAGGTGAAAAAGCCTTTGAAAATGACGCTAATTTGTCAATACCAAAGTTACGATATTTCTGCACTTGTGGGGATAAGGTTGTTAGTAATTGTGTTTTTAGATTGTCCCACATTAAAAAAATCAGTCGTATAAAAATTAAACTTAAAGTTGTTGACGAAGTTAAACTCTCAAAGTGGGTAAAAAAGAAAGACAGAAAAGTAGGTGAAGCGGAAGCATACTGCTTAACTTGCGGGAGAGAGGTTGTTTATCAAGTCATTAACAACCGTTATCAATTTGAAAACTATTGCCCACATTGCGGTGCGAGAATGGATAAGGAGGAAAACAATGACTAATTACGAGAAAATCAAACAGATGTCAATTGACGAAATGGTTCAAGGTGATATTACTTTGCTCGGGTGTGTCGGTCATGTTCCGATGGAATATTGTAATAAATTTCACGGTAACTGCATTGATTGCAAAAAACATTGGCTAGAAAGCGAGGCAGAAGAATGACATCAAAAGAGACTATGTATAAAGCAATCAATACATACGGTGTTGAAAATCAGATGATAAAGACGGTCGAAGAGTTGTCTGAATTGTCGCAGGCTTTGTGTAAAAGCCTTATAAGATTAAATTATACTAAAGAAAAAATATCACTTGAAGACGATTTGAAATCTGTTGATAATATTTTTGAAGAAATGGCAGATGTTGAAATTATGCTTGAACAATGCAAGATAATGTTTCAATGTGATAAAGAAGTGAATAAATGGAAACAGAAAAAGATTGAGCGGCTTGAAAGAAGAATGGGGAAAAATAGTGATAAATTGGAAAGAGACAATAATGGCTGAAAAAGAATGTGAAGATTATATTGAGCGTAAAGCAGTGTTCTTATGGATGAGAAAGTATTATCCCAAAGATAAATTATTTATTGATTCAATTATTAATGCTATACCGAAAGCTGATGTACAAGAGATTAAACACGCAAAGTGGATTGAATATAAATACAAGTTGAGGTGTTCTAATTGTAATACTTTAATAGATATTGATGACATACCTGAAAAGATATGCTTAAATTATTGTTCTATTTTAAATTATTGTCCTATTTGCGGTGCAAAAATGGATTCAGAAAGGAATGATTAAAAATGATTACAAAGTTCCCAGTAGCAATTAAGCCTTTTGTATGTGGATATACAGGTCAAGGAACTATATACATAGATTATGATTTGAACAAAACACATTTGTATGTATTTGAGGTGCAATGTGATGAAAATGGCGAATGGACTTTTGAATTTGAAGATTTGCTTTATTTTGATAATGAGGTCGAAAGATATATCGGTCTTTTTAAAGCGATTGTATCTATCGCAAAGACTATTTATGAAAAAGCACTTTTGAACAAAGTAGAAATTCCAGAATCAGAAAGGTTTGTATATTGTCCGATTAATAATAGCGAATGGTATGATTTTAAATTACCTACCAATGAATTAATAGAGGATTTAATTAAAGCATTTAAAGCTACAAATTTTGAAAACTTCAATCCTCCGTTGTGGAATAATAAGTTTGGCAAAGTGACTTGTGAGGAAGATAAAAATGAAAAAGAACTATTTACTGATGTAGGAAACAAGGTTTTTCATAGTTACATAAATTCAAGTAATATTATAGCCAATATGGTTTCAGAATTGCCATCAGCGTTCTTTACCAGTTGTAATTATAATTTGTCTAATATTGTCTATACACATTTAGATTACAGTCAAAGCGATGAAGTTGGAATGAATCATTATGATACATTTGGTGAATTGTTTGAAGATATTATGTGGCATTTGGTTCTGCTCATCTGCTACAGTAAGCTAATTTAAAAAAAATAATAATAAAATTAGGAGAGTGATATTTATATTGAATAATACAGATGAATTAAGAATCTGGAGCTTTGAAAACTCAAGAGTCAGAACATTAGAGATTGAAGGTGAACCATATTTTGTTGGTAAAGATGTGGCAGAGGTGCTTGGTTATGCAAAACCAAGAAATGCTATTGCAAAACATATAGATGACGAAGACAAAAAGGATGCCCCGATTCAGGGCGACCTTGGTGGAATGCAGCAGATGACTTTAATCAACGAGAGCGGATTATACAGTCTTATCCTTTCAAGTAAATTGCCAAATGCTAAAAAGTTTAAGCGTTGGGTTACATCAGAAGTGTTACCGTCAATTCGCAGGACAGGTTTGTACGCTACTGATGAACTTATTGCAAATCCTGATTTAGCTATTAAAGCATTTACTGCATTAAAAGAGGAACGAGAAAGAAATAAAACTCTTGCTCAAACTATTGCAGTTCAAAATCAACAAATTGCCGAACTTAAACCAAAGGCAAGTTATTACGATATAATTCTTAATTGCAAAGACCTTGTTCCTATAACAGTTATTGCTAAAGATTATGGTAAATCGGCTATTTAGTTGAATGAATTTTTACATAAATTAAAAATACAGTTTAAGCAGGGCAAGTCAGGTCAGAGTATTTGGCTTTTATATCAAAAGTATGCTGAAAATGGATATACAAGCACTAAAACAAGTTATTATACTAACAGTAATGGTGAAAAACACATTAAAACGCATACTTATTGGACTCAAAAGGGTAGATTGTTTATTTATGAAACGCTTAAAAAAGAGGGCGTTTATCCTTTGATTGAGCAGTAAAATTAAAATTTAATACTTTAGGAGAGTGATATTTAATATATTCTTTTAGGGGTGTTACAGCATAACATATCAAGGTAATTGTTATAAGCCTGATATTGAGGCTGTAAATATTCCGTTGCTTGACGGAAAAGATGTGTATGTAGCCAATCACAATATTAACAAGCAAATGAATGGTTATACACTAAGAGACAGAAATGGAGATTTGAATATAAAGAAGTTCCTTGCTACTTTTGATTATAGCTTGGATTTAATAAAAATGATAGACATTCACAAAGAAGTTTACCGAAATAAACGCTTTTTTGAATACATAGGGCAAAAAAAATACAGCAAGCATATTATTAATATGACCTTTGATTATAGCAATAAAGAATTTAACAATGTAGGTTTTGGGTTGTATGTCAAGTTTGGGTATAGCAAATATGAAATTGAGTTAAATGATAATGTTTGTATAAAAGACGGTAAACTTATAGCAATAAAAGCTGTTTCAAAAAATTTTAAAGAAAAAGATATTACTACTGATTATCTTGTGACCTCTCCCCTGTCACAAGATTTGTTAGGAAAATATTTTTATTATGATTCCGAATTAAAAGTTTATAGGGTTAAGGGAAATTTTAAAACACTCAACACGGTATCGGATATTCGCAAATCGTTGTATAAAGAGGGATTTGTGTGTGACGGCATTAAATATGTTCGTTTTAAAAGAAGCAGTGGAAGTAGTCGAGTTGGAAAGTGTTTGTTTATAGACGAAAAACTTTATAAAAAAATGCACAAGTGGAGTCTGTGCGGGTTGGATATAAAAAACGGTAGCGATTGTGATTTGGCAAGTCTTGAACCATATATGGCTTTGACACTTTCTTCAATTATAGACACGGTTGACATTTACCCTAACGAAATATTGGTAATTGATGATTATAAAAGTAAATTTACAATTAATTGTATGGCGACAAAAATTAATGAAGGTTGCCGTTTAACTACATCTCCTCAAAAAGTTAATATGGCAAACAGTATTTTTGACGGGCAGTCTTTGTTGGATGTAAGTAAATTTGGAGAGCGGTATAAAAATTATGGTATGTTACTTTTGAGAACAAGATTTTTTAAATCAGCTTGCTTTAATACAAATATACAAAAATGGTTTGAGGATAATGACATTACTGAAATATCACAATTAAAAGGTTATACTCAAGCAAAAAGTTTGTCTGAAATAAAATTAATTACCACTCCAAGCAGTATTAAATACTTAAAATTTGGCAAATTGGAAGATTGGTTATGGACTATTGAACCACAGTTTGGAATTGTTAAACACGAAAAACCCACACACTACTTTGACGGTAGGATGGTACAAACTCATTATCAGCTACTTAACACTTTACAAATGAGTGAAAAAGAAGTAAAAGAGTTTTTAAAGCCTACACTTGAATATATCAATTTGCTTAAAACAAATGAAATGGTTTTTAGGTATCATTTAAAATACTCAATGCCAGATTATAGTAAAAGTAGAAGTCTTGTTACTAAAAACGATATTGTATATTACCTACTTGGATTAAACAGTAAATTTAGCAAAACAAAAATGTATAAAGAATTTCGCAATGAAACTGTTAAGGCTTTTGTTAAGAACTGTAGGAAAGGTCATATATTAGTTCACGGTAATTATTCAACTTTATTTGGAAATCCTTTAGAGATGTTAAAGTCTTGTATCGGAAAATTTAATGGAATAAGTGAAATTAAAAGTGGAACGGTTCACTGTAAAATGTTTGAGAACGGTGCAAATTTATTAGGTAGTAGGTCTCCACATATTACAATGGGAAATATCTTGTGCTGCAAAAATGAAATAAATAAAAATATTGAGAGATATTTCAATTTAAGTAATGAAATAGTTTGTGTTAATAGTATTGGTGATAATCTGTTAGAGCAATTATCTGGTTGTGATTTTGACTCAGACACAATTTTATTGACGGATAATAAAATATTATTTGATTCTGCTATGAGGAATTATAATAATTTCCTTGTACCGACAAAGTTAGTTGAAAGTACAGAGTGTAAAAGAAGATATACACCAGAAGATAAAGCCGACCTTGATATAAAGACAGGAACTAATAAGATTGGTGAGATTATAAATTTATCTCAAGAGTTAAATTCAAAACTTTGGGAATTAATTTACCAAGGTAATGATATTCAATCAAGTATAGTGCAGGAGTTATATGCTGACATTGCTCAATTAGATGTTATGAGCAATTTAGAGATTTTTGTGAGAGAAGGTCTCGGTATACAGGAATGTGTACAATAATAAATACATTGGATTGCTGGGACGGCATAAAGATTACTGAACTACAACATAATGCCTTGGAACATAGGCATAAGTGTGAAAGTTACGAAAGTAGAAAAAATCAGTAATATGGTATATGGTTAAATCCTAAGTACATAAATAATTGTTAATCAGCAGCTAAGACCGTAAGGTAAAGTCCAACGACTAAGTTTACTCAAGTGAGTAACAGTAGTGTACTCCAGAACGGATGAAGATATAGTCTGCTCTTGTGTGTGAGCACAAGAAGTTCGTAAGAGAACTGCCAGAGATTAACGCTCTTTGGTGAACACAAGGAGACTCAGCAAAGCGAGAAAATCCCGCAAATAATACAAAAGAGTTGAATATACTAAAAGCCAAATATGCAATTTATGATGATAATAAAAAATATATACGACCATTCTTTTTTAAGTATTTAGACCAATACAAGGGATATGGAAATAATAATAAAGTTTATCAATTGTATCATACCACAATGGATTACATAGAACTTGTTTTAAATAAAGTTTCTCGTATAAAAAGAAATGAACAAGATTTAGGTTTTTCTGAAATTTTTAAGCCTCTTAATGAAATTGAAGGACAAGTGTATTATGAACAGGTCGAAAGAATTTTATTGGCAATTCAAGATACAAAAGATGAAATTAATTCATTTTGGGTAATGTATAGAAATCGAAAGAGCACTGATAGTGAGAACGATGAATCTTTTTCGTATAAAGATTGTGTAGGTATGGTTGAAAATATTAAAGAAGATTGCATTGAATACATAAATTCACTTAAAATTTCTCATAAAACTATAACTTATCTTCTTTCATTAATCGAAAAACCTACACATAAAAGTTATTCTTCATTGATTATGTCTGCTATGTTCTCGTATAAGAATATGGATTTTGCCGATTTAATAAGGAATAATCAAGAAAAAATGTTTGAACTTGAAGAATGTAAGACAAATGCAGATAATCAGATTGTGAAATTATATGATTTTTCTTATAAGTATAGAGAGAATAATTAATGTAATTTCTTCGATTTTTTTGCAAAAAACGGCAAAAAACTAAGATTTTTCAAGGCACGACACCCGAAAAACACAGTATTTAAGCCATTTTTTAGCCTTTGCTAAAAAGTGGATATGGAGAAGAGAGTGTAATAACTCCCCTACTTACACTCTCTTTTTTTAAAATATAAATATGAAAGAGTGATTGATTATATTTCCAATTACAAAAGAAGAAAGTCTTAAAATCAGGGCAAAATATCCAATGGCTGAACTTAGAAGAACAGTAGCCCAAAAATCAAAGAGACATAAATATTTTTGCCCCGAAATTAGAAAATATCTTGAACTTATTAAAGATACAAATGAGATTGCGAATAAAACATTGAGAACAAGATATAATTCTAATAAGTTTAATAGAAAGAAATTTAACCGATATGCTTGACACAAAGTATCAGCAGCTGCCTAATGAAAATTGGCGAGACTATGGTATCAGGCTTATCGGTATTTTGTTAGACCAAAGACCTGATGATTTAGAATGGCAAGACATTGTAGATGTTTTGGGGTTAAAAATTCATAGAGATAGTTTAAGAAAAGCACAAAATACTGAATTTGGCGGATATGCTATCTATAAGTATATGCTTGGTAAAATGGACGAATTACAAGCAAAACAGGCTGATGATAGTAAGTATCTTGAGGAATTAAAACAGGCTCGCAGGGAACTTGAAAATGAAAAATATAAAATTCGTGATGAACGCAATGAACTAAGGCGATTGCAAAGAGAAGAATCAAGACGAGAAAGTTTCGCAGACCTTGTTAAAAGGATTATTCAAGAAAATGTTGAGCCTATATGTGACGAAGTGTGTGTAAGAGAGAATAATTTAAGTATAAAAGACTCGTCAACATTGATTATCCCTGTAAGTGATGTTCATACAGGTGTGGTTTGCAAAAATGCTTGGAATAATTATGACACAAAAGAACTTATATGTAGGTTAAAGGAATATTTTAATAAGATATGTGAAATAAAAGAACGACACAAGTCTGATTATGCTGTTATTGTTCTTGGTGGTGATTTGATTAGTGGTATTATTCACCGCAATTTACGATTAGAGAATAACGAAGATGTAGTTAGACAAATAAAAACAATCTCTACTTACTTATCTAATTTTGTAAGAGACCTTGCTAATCAGTTTGTGGATATTAGTATTTATTCAGTTAGCGGTAATCATTCAAGGGTTATGGCTGATAAAGAAGATTCTCTAAAAGGCGAAGAACTTGATTCTCTTGTTCCGTTTTATATGCAGGCAAATTTACAGAATTATAAAAATGTGCATATTTATACCGAAAATTCAGTGGATGACACTATGGTGTGTTTTAAAGTATATGATAAATTATGGTATGCGGTTCACGGTACATATGATAATCCAATAAGTGTAGTTCAGAATTTAACAATGATGACAGGTGTTAAACCTGACGGCATTTTAATAGGACATAGACATAGCAATGCTATGTTATCAATTTATGATACTAAAGTCGTACAGAGTGGCTGTATGTCCGGTGTTGATAATTATGCTATACAAAAGAGACTGTCAAATACAGCGGAACAGTTCATTGTAGTAGCAACTCCAAATAAGACTATTGAATGTTTGTATGACATCCAATTAAGTGAATCATCTATTAATAGCGTTGCTAAAAGTCTTACTTCGAGTAGTTAGTGTAAAAAAAGAACATAATAGTTTTATTACAAGGGGTGATGGCTTATCGCACAAGCTCCTTGTTTTAAGTTTATTTATATACAAAGATAAGGCGGTGATAAGTTGGCGAACGCAAACGTTCTAAATCCAAGATTGTCAATTACATATAACTGCCGATTATGTGGTAAATCGTTTAAAACCGCTAAGGGCAATTTTTATAAATCATCTCAATCTTTATACTTTCAAAGAAATTCAGGATATGGTGACATATGTTCTGTATGTTTGCAGGATTTATACACTCAGGCAAACAAAAAGTATAAGTCTGAAAGAATGGCTTTGATAACTATTTGTTCAGTTATGGATTGGTATTATGATGAAGTTCTTTACGAAAGTGTTATGAGAGATAGAGATACTTTTAGTGCTGGCGTTTATGCAAGACTTCTGAATAATGTGCAATATAGAGGTAAAACCTTTATTACAAGTGTTGTCGAAGGTAAGTTAGGCGAAACAACCATTAAGGTTGTAGACCAAACAAGTGCGGGGCAATGGAGTAAAGAAGAAAATCAAAATAGGCAAATGGTTATAGATGTTTATGGCTATGACCCTTTCCCTGCCGATGATTTTCAAGAAAAAAGCAGGAAATATTTATATAACACTCTTGTAGATTTTCTTGATGAAGAAACCCAAGATGATGCTTATAAAAAATCTCAGATTTTACAGATTGTTATAAATAATGAAATGATACAGAAATGTAATGCTAAAATGGCAGCACTTAATCCAACAACCGAGTCAGGTGAAATTAAAGCACTTAGTGACATTATTACAGCTAAGGTTGGTAATAATGATAAAATTGCTAAAGAAAATGAAATTTCTGTAAAGAATAGAAGTAATAAAAAAGTTGGTAAGGGTACTTTTACATATTTACAGCGTGAATTAAGGGAAAAAAATTTTGATGCTGCTGAAACGAATTATTATAAGCAATTACAATCCGAGGGTAGTTTATGGGCTATAGAACAGTCAATGAAAGCTATTCGTAAAAATGGTTTTTTTGACGAAAGCGACCAGAAAGAAATGTTTGATATTCAGCGAGAATTAATAGTTCAAAAAGACAAGCAATTAGATGATGAACTTGAAAAGAATAGACTGTTGAATGTTGAAATTGTTAATTTGACTGAAAAAATTGAAGAACTAAATAAAAACAACAAACAAATTAAAACTGAATTAACTGAATTAAAGAAAATTCAAAAGAACAACAAGGGCGAAATAAATGATTCAGAGTAAAACCAGACTGATTATGACTGAGAGAAAACGCAGAATTGCTGAACTTGATGCCAAGATGATTGAGTTTTACAGAAAGAATCCTTGTATTGCTTGCGAAGATTTATTAGGCATTAAGTTACTTGATAGCCAAAAATATATTTTACAATCTGCTTGGAACGCAGGTCACTCTGCCTGGTGCTGTAGTCGAAACTTTGGCAAATCATTCCTTGGCTCAGTATTTATAATTTTAAAAGCTATTCTTTATGAGAATCAGTCTATTTATATTATATCGTCTGTTGGTGGACAGGCAAAAGAGACATTTTCAAAGATTGAGGAGATTATTCTCAATACAGGTAAAACAGCTAACTCGATAAAAAGTTTAAAGCCTATTGTAAAGAATGAAATTGTTATCAAGCCTCCGTCACAAACAGGTTTTTCTCATCTTTCAAGTGGATATTCCGTTGAATTTTTTAATGGCAGTCAGATTTGTACACTTAACTCAAAGCCAGATAACACAAGAAGTAGGCGTGCAACACTTGTATTTTTTGATGAAGCTGCTTTTTGTAACGATGAACTGATAGCTGTCTGCGAAGCCTTTGCAACTCAGAATACAGATTTTAAAACATCTACACAAGATACATATTCACCTAAAATCGAAAAAAGACAATGCCCTACGCAGTTAGTCTATGCTTCTTCGCAGAATGACACAACAACAATTTTCTATAAGCATTATAAGGAATTTGCAAAGCGGATGATTGCCGGAGATAGAAATTATTTCTGTTGTGATATGGATTGTACAACTGCTATAGAAGTTTATATAGAGGGGCAAAAATGGACTCCTTTGTTGACTATGGACAAAGTAGAGGCGGCGTTAAAAGTTAATCGTATAAAGGCGTTAAGAGAATATTATAATCAACCAATTGTTGATGGCGGTGTGAATCAAATAATCAAAATGGGAACCGTTGTAAGAAATTCGATATTTGAATTTCCTGTCTTGTTTAGGGAAGGTAAACATATGTATGTTCTTGCATTTGACCCGGCAAGAACAATAGATAACAGTGTCGTTACTGTAATGGAAATTTATCTTGATGATGAAATCGGATATTATGGTCGAATTGTTAATTGTGTAAATTTGGTAGATATTGGTAATAAGCACGGATATAAACTTGACTCAAATAAGCAGATTGAAATAATCAGGCAAATGTTAGTTGATTATAATGGTAATGCTCCTGATTATGAATTTATTTATAAATTGCTAATTGACTCTGGTGCTGGCGGTGGCGGTCAGCAATATGGTGACCGCCTGTTGCGAGATTGGGAAGATAAGTCTGGAAAGAAACACAAGGGATTAATAGACCAAGATTATAAATTGTATGAAAATTATGATGAACTTTATCCAAACGCTTTAGATAAAGTTGAACTCATTGACCCTCGTGCAATGAAACGCATTATGGTCGAAGAAACGCTTGAAATGTTATCAATGGATTTAATAAAATTTCCTAAAGAATATAGTGGTAATGGCAGTATAAGAATTTATGAAAATGATGAAAACAAAGAAAACGAAGAAATTTATAAAGATATTTCTCTTACTGATGAGCAAGAAAATGCACTTTTAAATATTGATGCTTTAAAAAGTGAAATTACTTCAATTCATCGCTTTACGAATAATTCAAGCAAAAATGTTATATATGCACTCCCAAAAGATAAAGAAAACAAAATGCACGATGACCGTTTCTATACTTTTATTATGTTAGGTCATTTTTTATATCATTTGAGAAGAAGGTCTGATTATGAGTTGGCAGGAGGGACTTCTGTAAACAATTATGTTCCTTTGTGTAATTAAAGAATGGTGGTGAGATTATAGGAATTTTTGATAAATTGTTCAAACGAAACAACGAAATTAACACTTCTGTTGAAACGCAGAACAATAATACTGAATTAAATTCGGCTGAATTTATTGACGGATTTTATAGTTTTGTTGGTTTTTGCGGTAGCCAAGATTGTAGAAATTCTTTAGCTTCGGCTTTGGGATATTCCTTAAAACAAGTAGAAACAATTGTCTCTTCACCACAACAATATCCAATGAGTGCTTATAAATTAGGTGTATGGGCATATAACACTAATGGTGCAATTAAATCTGGCATTAATAAAATGGCTTCAATGCACTATTTAAGTTATGTATTACACTCTCCAAAGGGTAAAAGTAACACAAAGAGTTTTCTTAAAAACAAGGAAAAATACAATGCTGTTTTAAAGCAAATAAGATATAAGAAACAAATTAGGGATAACACAAAGAAAGTATGTATTGGTGGTACAAGCTATTATTATTTTGAGGCAACTCCAAGAAAAGCATTGGGTGTGAATAAGTATATGAGTGATGTTGATATTCAACTAATTGGTGAAATTAACAGTAAAGATAACACTGAATATGATGTAAACATATATTCTTTGCCTAATGAGTATTGTCAATTAGTTTCACGATATAATGGTGTACCTGTCATAGCTTTTAATTTAGAATATTTCAAAGATTGCTATTCCGAGAATGAAATTAAAAGACAATTACTTACAATGCCAAAAGAAATTTCAAGAGCTTATAATATTTGGGATAAAACAGGTAACAATGGCAGGAATTGGGTTGTATTAGATTGGCGTAAAACAATATATACGGCTATTAACAATACTTTAAGAGATAAATGGGGCGTTCCTTTAGCTTTAACCTCGTTAGATGAAATTTTATATGCTAATTATTTTATTGATACAAAGAGAGGTGTCCTTTCAAATATTAATAATAATTTGATATATCAAGTATTTCCTATGCGTAATGACGGTACAGGAAAAAGCGTATTAACAGAGGAACAGCAAATTAAACAGCACGAAGCCTTAAAAGGTGCCGTTAGTCAGAAACCTAACACGCAGAGAGCTTCTGTCTTATCATTGGCAGCAGGTACTCAAATAAATAAACTGACTATTGACACAAGTTTGTTTGACGAAAAGAATGAGAAGTCGATAAAAGATGATGTTGCTGAATCTTTTGGCTTTTCTCCGTCGGCGTTATATGGCGGTTCAAAATCAAGTGGTTCTAACTACGCAACGGCTTTGTTAAATCTTGAGTTGGTAGCAAGTGATGTATATTCTATTATTGAAGATTATATTGAAGAATTAAATAAGTGTATCAATTTTAATGTAATTAAAGATATTGAAAATTGCGTTAGTATGTATGTATTACCAATCACACCATCCAATAGAGATAAATACTTCGATAAATGCAAATCTCTCTATGCTGATTGTGGTGGTGCAATGACTCCATTAATTGCTTCGGTAGGTATTGTGCCTGATGTTTATATAGATATTATGAAATATGAGCGAGAACAAAACTTTGATGAATTGTTCCCGCCTCATCAATCTATGTACACAAATTCAGGTAAAAATGGCATTGGCAGACCGAGTGTTGAGAATTTGGAAAATGAAAATACTATAACATCAAAAAATAATAATGCAAATAATTCACCCTCTCCAAAAGGCTAAGGTGAATAAATAATTTATTAAATTAGAGGTTGTCTTGTTTTGAGACGACCTCTTTTTGAATATGTAAAATTGGCGAGTGAAATTTTACATATTTATACACTTATGCTAATGCAGAAGGTGGTGAAAAAAACGAATGTATATATACGAATTAAGCAATGAACAGGTTTCTGATTATGTTCCTATTAAGTTTGTGTTACACGAAGTCTTTGAAACATCAGAAGAGTACCAAAATAATGGTATATCTTGGCAAGAACCTTATGTAAGTCAGGCTTTAAGTCAGATTGAGGGAGTATCAATTACTGCGGAATTTATTGATGATGAAAAAACTGAAATATGGGGTCACGGTAGAACACAAGACCGCAAAGGTATGTTGCAATGTGCCGATGCAAGTGTAGTAGGTAATTTCTCCAAAGGTTATATATCGGAAATTGTAATAGACGGTAAGCCTACAAGAGTGGCGATGGCTGATGGTAAGTTGGATTATATTAGGTATGGTGCTTTTATAGATAATTACCGTCAAAAATTCAAAGAGGGCAAAACCTTATATGGAAGCGTTGAAATTGTTGGACTTCCTATAAACGGTGGTGAAATCAAATACAAAAATGATTATGTAGGTGATGGCAGAGTACCGATTGCTTATAAGTATTGCGGTTTTAATTTGTTAGGTGAACTTGTAAAACAAGGTGACGATAGTGCCATTGTTACAGAACTTAACGCAAAACATAACAAAGATGAAGGAGGAAAGACTGATATGACTGTTGAACAGATGTTTAAGGAAGTTTGCGACAAGGTTACAGAGGAAGTAGATTCTTTAAAAGCTGAAATTAAAACTTCAAAAGAAGTAACTGAACTTAATAGCAAAATTGTTGAACTTAATGAAAAAGTTGAAAGTCTTAATAAGGTTATTACAAAGAAAGATGAAACTATTTCTTCTCTTACTAATGAAATCAATGAGGTTAAATCAAGTAAAACCGAACTTGAAACACAGCTTGCTGAAATTGAAAAGAAGTCTGAATGTAATGCTCTTGATGAAAAGTTGAAGGACTTTTCGGATGATTGCAAAAAGGCTATTGAAGTTGAAATTAATTCATTTAGAGAAAATCCAAAGGACTGTGGTTTTAGTGTTGATGATATTGTAATGAAAGCTAAGGCTTTTAGTTTTGATTCAATTAAGAAAGAAAACTCAAAATCAAATGAACTAAATTCGTTTGACACAAACTTATTTTTAGATATTTCAATGCCTGACGAATCAAATATTGGCAATGAAAATGATGAAAGCTCATTGTTTGAGTGTTAATTAGGAGGAATAAATATGGTAAAGTTTAAAAATATTGGTGACTTTAAGACTGTACGCAATGTAGGTAATGTAAAAGCTCCCGCTGAACTCAAGAATGGTTATCTTGTTACATATGACAGAGCGGCTGGCACTATTGCGCTTCCTACTGCTACAACTGCGAAGCAAGCACTTTGGCTTGTTATTAATGAAAGAGAGCCTGTCGAGTTTGTAGGTTCGACAGATGACTATAAGATTGCGATTGGTGAATTTGCAAGAATTTTTGACACAGCAACTATGAAAGATGTAGTGCTTGAAATTAATGATACTATTCTTGCAACAGCGTATTCAGAAGTTTCCAAGGGTGATACTTTGGTTGCTAATGCAAAGGGTGAGTTTGAAAAGACTTCGGATGCAAGTGGTTACGCAGTTACCTTTACGGTTCTTAATAAGACAAGCTATGCGGGTAATGGTCTTGAAATTTCTGTAAATGTTTAATTAGGAGGTAAGAAATTATATGTATAAGATTGAACTTAATAACGAGCATAGAGAAGAAGCAAGAGTTCGTGATATGAACAAGATTAAGCGTGTTGCTGAAATTAATATGGCACTTCATCGTGGTCTTGATACTTCAAAGTATGGCAAGGAAGTTGATTCAACAGTAGAACTTATGTCAAGACTTGGTTCGAGAGCCGCTGCTGGTGACACTACCGCAAGAGCTGAACTTAATACTATTTTTAAGATTGGTATTGAGCCACTTCTTGTAAAGCAGATGCAGATTTATTCACTTCTCGGTAATTATAAAACTATTGGTATGGACGCAACTCCTGTAAAGCATACTTGGACATATGAAAATCTTGGTGCTGACATTCAGGCTAAGGGTTCAGATGTATCGTTTGCTGACCGTAAGGAAATTAGTTATCCTATCAAGACTCAGACCATTTCAGCAGGTATGAGATATAATTATCGTGAGTTTGAGAGTAAGGATTTCCTTGGTACAAATGCACAGGAAATTGAGCAGATTCAGGCTACTATGCACAATAAGGGTGTTACATATGTTCTTGGTGTTTTAAAGGATGCACTTAAGAATAACACAACAGGTGTTAAGTTTTATGAGGAATATTCTGGTAATCTTACTCAGACTGCTATTGATAATATGGTAACTAAGATTCGTAGAATGGGTAAGGTATCAATTCTTTCGGATTACAATAATATTGCCACCATTTCTGGTTTCAATGGTTATAAAAATGTAGAGTCCACATCTCTCCCGTTCTATACTGATTCACAGGTAGATGAGATTGCAAAGCAGGGCTATAACGGTGATTATAAGGGTTCAAACCTTATTGTACTTCCAAATGGATATAACTTTGCTAAGCCACTTGCTGATAAGAGTGCGTTTGAGACATATATTAATACTGATGATATTTACTTTGTGCCGCAGGGTATTACATCTCCTGTTGATATTATTAGACGAGGCGGTCTTACTACTATGGCAGGTAATGATGTTTCAACAGGTTCTGTAATCACAAGATTTGATATGGAACTTGGTGCTGATGTTACTAAGGGTAGAGAGTTTGAGATTGGTCTTGTTACAAAGGCTGATTAATATTTCAGTATAAGTGAAATAATCTCACATTTTAATAAATGTACTTAATATGAGTGAGCCAAAAATTAATTGGCTCACTCATAAATCTAATAAAAGGAATGAAAAATGACGAATAACACAATTAATACAGACGGCAGAATTGCCATCACTAATCTGAGAAATTATGCTTTACATTTTAGAGATAGTGAAAATCGTTCTGACATTGTTATTCCTGCTGGTGTAAAAAAGTGGAATGGCTTAACTTATCGGGAAGTTGAAAATCAGGTTGGTATGAATAATGTAATGTTTACAGGTGTTGATACTAAAGGTTCTAACGCTCGTATCTTTATCGAAGATGAAGCTGTAAGAAATGCTATCTTTCATATTACAAACTCAAAAGAATTACATACTGATACTTTGACTTTGGATAATGTTAAAAAGATGTTGGCTTTAAAGGATATTAAGAAGTTTAAGGCTGAAATTGAGAAGTGTATTCATAATGAGGGCGATAAGCAAGCACTTATTGACCTTGCAACTCAAGCAGGAATTGATAAGGCAACAGTTGCTCAAAAAAATGCTATTGAACAGTTGACGGGTTATAAATTTTCAACAATGGCAGAAAACGGTGAACTTTAATTGGCGGTGATGTTATAACATCATTAGAACAAATTATTAATATTTTTGAGACGAAATATGTAGAAATATCATTATTGCCAGAGGGATTAACTAAATTATGGGCTGAATTGGCTATAGCAGAATATGAAAGAGAAGTTAGTGACTTAGACTATGATTCTGATTCAGGAAATTTTAATAAAAAAGTTTCTCTTAAAACTATGGGAATAATTGCTGATATTATGAAAGTTTATTATCTTGAAAGAGAATTTGATAGACAAAACAAGAAAATAAATATTATCGGTAAGGATTTATCATTAAACGATACAGGCACAGCTAAGAAAATGACATTTGAAGAACTTAAATATGCAAGAGCAAAAGTAGAGTTAAAATTAGACCAAGCAAAACAGCCGGCTTATGGCGGTGATGACAGTGGCTAAAGAATGGACTCAATTCTCCTCCCCACCCTCTTATACGGGGGGTAATGAGAATACAGACTTTGATTTTTTTAAATCTCCATACATAGATGATATGCTTAACAGTCCATTGGGTAATAATATGTTTTATTACCCTTGCAAACCTGATTTAAAACAGGAAAACGGTATTCCTTTTAAGGGAATTGTTCAGCAAGTAACATCAGATAATGATGAAAGTTCAAAGAAAAGACAAGTTCTGTGCCCTGTTGGCACATTGACAAGTGGTGACTACATAAAATACAAAGACAATTATTGGATTGTTGTAGGATTGGTTGATGACAATAAATTTTATGAAAAAGCAGTTATGTATTATTGTAATTGGTCGTTAAAATTTATCATTAACCCTGAAACTGATTATACTGTTCTTGAATATCCTGTGTATTCAACTAATGCCACTCAATACAATAGTGGTGTAAAAGAAGCTAATAAGACAGTGGTTGGTACAGCTCAATATATGATATATATTCAAAGCAATGATGAAACCAACAAAGTAGAGCGTGATACAAGGATTTTAATGGATAAAAATAAAGAACACCCTACTGCGTATAAAATAACACAAACTGATGATACAACAAAAAATTTCAATGATAAGGGTGTAAACACTTGGACACTTGTAGAATGTCAGACGGAGTATATCAATGATGATATTGAAAATGGCATTGCTAATAAGGTAGAAACAGATGTTTTAAGAGATAAATATAAAAATCCTAATATCTCACAACAAAACAAAGAATTATTGGATGATTGGGCGTGATAATTATTGGCAAAATTAAATAATTTAAATATTTATGAGGCTCAAATTTTAAAAAAACTTTGTCAGGACAAGGATGTTCAAAGATTACTTGATAACGGTGATATAGAATATGATTGCAATAAATTAAAATGGGATTGTATTCGACCGGAAGTTTATTATCCAAAGGTTAACGATAGTGCTAAAACTTATATTTGCTTTGGTATTAGCGGTGAAGTTTATGGTGGCAAAACTGAAAAAATGCTGTATATAAATTTTTATATTTTTTGTCACGATAGTTTGTTAAGAACGGATAAAGGTAAGCGTACAACCTTAATCGCAACTGTCATAGATAATCTGTTTAACGGAACTAATGAAATAGCATTAGGTGAAATGAACTTAGTTAAGTTCGATGGTAATTTTACGGCAACTCAAGATTATCACGGTTATCAACTTACTTATGCGGTAAGAGATTTTAATAATATTACTGATAAAGGTAATTTAACATATGCAAAATAAAATTTTTCTTAATGATACGATTACTATAAACCAATATGTACAGGTTTACATTCCAACTTTTAAGGAAGTCTATGAAAACGAAGATGATTATTTTCTGTTAGCGTATCATTTGACGGCTATGCCTTTCACTCGCAGGGCAGAACTATGGCTAAATAAAATTGATTATATAACATTGAATTTTTATGATTTGTTTATTCAGGCACTTTATGAGTTGAAAATATTATCCTGTGGAACTGATGAAGAAATAATAAAACTGTTTGGCGTAAATAAGAAGAGAAACGCAAATATTTTTTCTATGTTCTTTAGAGGCTTTAATATTTCTGATATTCAGATTTGTATGACAACCGATAATGAAAATGGCAAAAAACATTATTTTATAATTGATAACTTACAAAGAGTTATTATTACAGAAAATGATATGGATAAAATTGCTGTAGCTATTCGTAAAATTCTTGGCGAAAAAAGAGATGACAGAAAAGAAGATATTGGCGGTGCTTCCGGTAGATATGTTTTAGATAGAGCTGTCACTTTATTAAAAAGAGATTTAAAAAAGAAAGCTAAAAATCCAAGACAATATAGTGTTTTGGAGTCTTATCTTGTTACAATGGTTAATAATAAAGATTTTAAATACAATTTTGAAACAGTAATGAATATAAAGTACATTGAATTTACTTTGTCGGTAAAACAAATATTACATAATATTCACATAAGTAATATTGCTATCGGTGTTTATACAGGTAATGTATTAAGTGAAAAATTATCAACAAAAGACCAATCTTGTTTTGTCTTAGAATTTGACAAATAATTTTGGTCTTTTCTTATAATCAAATAATAATAAAAAATAATTAAACGGAGGTAAATATGGCGAAGTTTAACATTAATGATGTCCTTTTTACAAGTGTTGATACTGTTGATGTATTTACACCTATGTTTGGTGCTTACAAGTATAGATGTGATGAAATTACACAGTTTTCAGTTAAGGACGGTCAGGACAACACTGACCTTGTAGGCTCAAAGGGTTCTATTATTGGCGTTCTTAAAAGAAATCCTAATACAACTCTTAGTTGGACAGCAGGTATGGTGAGTGCAAATCTTCTCGCTGACAGTTATGGCACAGAAGTTGAGGACGGTTCAATTCAGATTGGTTGGGATGATTCAGTAGCAATTACTAAGAATAAGGCAACACTTACATATGCGCCATTAGATGGTATTGAGTCTGTTAAAGTTGGTGACAAAACATATAAGGTTGATACAGCAGCCAAGGCTGGCGAATCTGTAAAATATACTGCACCTGTAAAGGATACTTCTACTGCTGGCTTTATTGAGTTTGAGGCAAATGAGCATCCTGACGGAACTATGGCGATTGTGACTTATACAAGGAAGATTGCCGAAGGTGCTTCTGTAGACAGACGAGCTGACAAAGTATCAGAAAAGATTGCTGTTCGTGTTACAGGTCAATGGGAAGATGCTTGTAACACAGTAAGAATGTGGCAGTACGACGCTTATATTGTTAACCCAACAGGCACTATGGAAACAACAATTGGTGACGGTCAGGCTAATCAGAGTTTTGAAGGTAAGTGTATCAAAACAAGATGTGGTGCTAATCAGATTATTGGTCGTTGGAAGTTCTTTAATGACGATGCTGCTGATTATGTTGAAGTATAAGGTGAAATTAATATGAAGGTGTATAAAACCTGTCCTATTTGTTCTAAACCGTTCAATCCTTGTAGAGTTAATATTTCAACAACAGGTACATTTAATTGGCGAAGTGTAGTTTGTTCTTTTGAATGTGGGAAAAAGTACCTTGAGGAAACTGAATCTAAAGTTTCTCCACAGAATGGTGAAAGTACATCTCAAGCCTTTGCTGATATTGTTATGAAAGATATTAAGAATTTAAAGACTGTTGAAGTTGATGATAATGATAGTATCATAACAAAATCAAGCAAAGGGAATTTTAAAGATGACACTGTTAAGAAATTCACAAAGGGAAATAAAAACTAATATTTTGTAATTTTAATGGGAGGACGGTAGACAAACTGTTTCTCCCATTTTTTACAACAAGGTATAATAACTCAATGAAAAAAAGTAGAACAAAATTTAATGTAGATAAGAATACTATTAAACGAACTTCAAATGACGGAATCATTTTTGATAGTGGTTTAGAAAAGAGATTTTATGAGGAAGTCATTTTGCCGGATGTGCAAAGTGGCATAATTGCAAAATATGAACTGCAAAAGAAATATGTGCTACAAAATGAATTTAAGAGAAAAGGTCATAATGTTAGGGCGATTACATATGTTGCAGATTTTTATGTTAAATTAACAAATGGCAAAGAATTTGTGTTAGACACTAAGGGTATGCCTGACTCCGTGGCTAAATTAAAAAGGAAATTGTTTTGGAAAACATTTCCAGAGATAGACTATTATTGGGTAGCTTACTCAAAAGTAGACGGTGGTTGGTTAGATTATGAGTTTATTCAAAAACAAAGACGAATAAGAAAAAGGTTTCCAACGGTTGCAACTTTAAATAAAACAGAAAATCAAAAATTATTAGAGGTGGATTTCTTTGAAAAAATTGACAAGTACGCAAATTAAAGGGCTCTCAAAAAACGAGAGTGTATCATATACTTTAGAGAACGGTTTTATGTTTGAAGTTTATAAAAATATCAAGTCACTTGCTGATTTAGACTTTGTTCCTATTTTAGCTGAACAGATAATTTTTATAGATAATGAATATTGTCCTCAATATTATGAGGTTGTTACAAATATTGCTTGGTTAAAAGTTTTTACTAATATTCCTCTTGTTACAAAAAAGGTCAAAGAGACAGATGTTAATGGTAATGAAAAAGAATTTGAAATTATAGACTATGAAACAAATTATAAAATTGCAAGAAACATAATCGACTTTGTTTGTAGTAAGACAGATAAAAGCGTTTCGTGTTATTTCGATAGTCTTGTGATGATTGAAAATATTGTAGATTGTTATATAAAAGATAAATTAAGTTCAAAAAACAGTTATTTCGAGATAAAATTGAATAGTTTAACTTCTGAGTGCGAAGAGGGTATTAAAATTATTAACAAGGTAAGTGAAAAACTTGACGAACTCTTTGGTAATGATAAAATGCTTTCAAGCATTAAAGAGGTTGCAAATCAAGTTTCAACTTTGAACAGTAATATTGAAAATGGCTCAAATAAAGAAGTTCTTAAGCCTTTTATTCAAGCAAAGGATAACTGATTAAGTAAAATGGCAATTTTTAATTCAGTTCAGGATTTTATAAAAGCTCTTAGTAACGATATTGATAATGTGATGTCTAATGAGGTGTCGGAGTATGTAACTGATTCAGCTATAACTCACGCCGAGGGCAGTGTGTATAAAAGATATAAAATTCATTATCATAGAGGGCAAAAAAACAATATTCCCCATTATGTCAGACGATATAGTTTATTGGATAGAGATGAATGGGACAAAAAGTTATTGGGTAGAATGGGTAGTTTCGACCATACTGTGGCTGTTTTTAGTAAAGCAAAGCCAAATTTAATGTTAAATAATTATGGTGATTTAGTTTTTCAGACTCCGTTTAGTTTGCCTGAACTTATTGAATTAGGTGAAAAAAAATATACAGCTAAATTTGGTGGAATAGGTTATACAATCAATAATTTGTCAAATAAAAAATACAGGTATTTACAGGCAAGACCTTTTGCTGCTGCTACAGTCAAAGAATTAAATAGTAGAAGTGGCTTATTGAGAGATATTTTTGAGATGAGTCTTTATGATAAAGGATATAGATTTAAATAATAATTAAAATTGAGGTGGCTTCTGTCATCTCTTTTTCATTAGGTGGTGAGAATTAGAGTATGGCAGGAAATATAGGTCACGAATCCACAATATTAGTTACTGCGAAACTTAACGAAGAACACGCAGTTAAGGAAATAAACAAACAAATTGAAACTTTAGGTAGTAAACTTAATAAAGTTAAAGTTGACATTTCTGTTAATGAAATTAGCAAATCTGGTATTTCAAAAGCTACACAGCAAGCACAAAAGGTTATTCAAAATAGCTTTTCTGGTATGAGGCTTGACTTAGGACAAGCTAATTTCAATGATATTTTAAATGTTAAACAAATTGATGTTGTAAAGCAAAAACTTGAAAGTGTAGCTTCTGACATCGGTAAAAATTTAGGCAAAGTTTCAAATGTTTCATTTACAGGAACAAAATCGGGCATTGTTGATTTTGAAAATGGAACTAAAGCAACTGTTACATATGTTCAGGAGCTTGAGAACGGCTTAAAAAGAACTACCAAAGCCGTTTATCAGTTTAATCAAGAAAGTGAACAGTTTGAAGCGCACATAAGCAGTATGAATACTGACTATGGCAAAATGGACAATGTTTTTAAAAAGCAACAGGAAAGACTAAATAAATTACAAGAAAGCTATAAAAACACTTCTTTTAAGATAGATGAGTTTAATCAAAAAGTTAATTATATGGCTTTCCCTATTCAGGACACCGAAAAAACTGATAATGCATTTAATCAGTTAACAGAAGAACAACAAAAATTAAATAACTTACGAACAAAATATTCAGGTAATCTTCCTGAACAAGAGCAACTTAATTTACTTAGTCAGTTAGAAACTCAATTAAAAAAATGTCAGTTAGCGTATAAAGAATATAACGCCGAAGTAAAAAGTGCTAATAGCCCAGTTAAAGACGCCGTACAACAGCAATCAATTTTAAATTCAAAAATTGAAAAAGCACAAAGCGAAGTCAGAACACTTGCTAATACTTGGAGTGAGATTGAAAATGATTCTTTAAAGAATGAATTAAATAATCTTATATCTAAAAGTAAAGAACTTAAAACCAATGCTGACTTAACAAAATTTAATGCACAAGTATCAGCTTTAAAAGCTAAATATAAAGAATTTGATGCAGAAATTAAAAGTGCCAATAAATCAGTTAAGGATTCTGCACAACAACAATCAATTTTAAATTCAAAAATTGAAAAAGCTCAAAGTGAAGTTAGATTGCTTGCTAATACTTGGACAAAGATTAAATATAATACTTCTCTAAATAATGAATTAAATAATCTTATATCTAAGAGCAAGGAACTTAGAACAACTGCTGATTTATCGGAATTTAATGCACAACTATCAACTTTCAAGATTAAGTGTAAGGAAGCAGGAGTAGCAACGGGTACTTTTGTGAGTGGATTAAAAGAGGCTTGGAAACATTTTGGTTACTTTTTTAGTGCTTCACGATTATTTTATCTTGCTATTCAAGGCTTAAAAAATGTTTACTCAAATATAAAAGATGTTGACTCTGCTATGGTTGAGTTAAAGAAAGTTACAGATGAAACTGATAGCTCTTATAGTAGATTTTTGAAAAATGCTAAAAAAGACTCGCAAGAACTTGGTTCTAACTTGTCTGACTTTATTAATGCAACAGCGGATTTTGCTCGACTTGGATATACTGTTAGCGAGTCTGAGGATTTGGCTAAAGTTGCAACTATGTATAAAAATGTTGGTGATGATTTAAGTGGTATTGATGAAGCCACTTCTACTATTGTATCAACATTAAAAGCGTTTAATATGAACGCAAGTGAATCTGAAAGCATTATTGATAAACTTAATGAAGTATCAAATAACTTTGCTGTTAGTTCGGGCGATTTGGGTGACGGACTTGCTAACTCGGCTGCGGCTTTAGCGGTTGCAGGTAATGACATAGACCAAACTATTGCTCTGCTTACTGCTGGTACTGAAATTACCCAAAGTGCTTCTGAAATGGGTAACTCCATTAAAGTGTTGAGTCTTAGATTAAGAGGTATGAAAGGTGAACTTGAGTCATTAGGTGAGGAAGTTGATGATAATGTTGAATCTATCTCTAAAATGCAGACTCAAATTCTTAACCTTACAAATGGTAAAGTAAATATTTTTGATAAAAACGATAATTTCAAATCTACATATGAAATTATAAAAGAAATTAGCGAAGTATATAGTAGCTTATCTTCAACTAATCAAACTGAACTTTTGGAAACTATTTCAGGAAAGCAAAGAGCCAATCAAATAGCGGCATTAATTACTAACTTTAAACAGGCTGAAAAAGCATTTGTATCTTCTGAAAATTCAGACGGGTCTGCGTTAAAAGAACAAGAGCGTTGGTTGGATAGTATTGAGGGTAGAATAAATACTTTACAATCTTCTTTTCAGAGTTTGTCAACAGATTTTATAAATAGTTCCGAAATCAAAGATATTGTTGGGGCGTTAACTGATTTAGTAAATGGCTTAGACGGTTTAATTAACAAAATAGGTCTACTCCCTGTTGCCATTAGTGCAATAGGAATTGGAAATTTAATAAAGAACTTAGGTACAATCAAAGGAAATATTAGCAATATTTCAACTGCTTTTACAGAAATATCTACATTGTCATCATTAAAGGATTCCGATGGCAATATGCCATTTGAGGCTATGAAACAGTCTTTAGAAAGACTTTCTGACAGTCAAAAAAAAGCGGTTTTAAATGCGACTGAAATACCAAAAGCCTTTCAGGAACAGATACTTGCTACTAATTCTTTATCACAGGCTACTGAGGCTTTATCTTTAAAAAATGCGGTTTTGTTATCTGACTTTCATAAGATAAGTGTTGCTGACCTTGAGAAAATGACACAGTTTACAAAAGGCGAAATTGCACTAAAAGGTATTACTGACGGCACACGAAATTTGACTTCCGCTAATCTTGACTTGTTGAGAGAAGAAGGGCATATTAGTGTGGAATCTTATAATGCTGCTAAGGCTTTTATCAAAAGTGGAGAAGCTGCTGAACAATCTGCTAAAAAGATTTCAATTTCAAAAGGTATTCTTTCATCTGTTTCAACTTGGATAGCAGTTGCTACTATTGCTATCAGTGCCGGTGTTGCTATGTGGAACTCATATCAAGAAGCACAAAGACAAGCATACGAAGATACTATTGAACAAGCAGATAAAAGTGCAGAGGCTATCAATAAAACAATGCAGGCTTGGGACTTATATGCAAGTCTTGGAACAGAAGCAACTGAACAGGAAAAAGAGACTGCTATTAAGAATGTTAATGAGCAGTTAAAGGATAAAATTCAACTTCTCGGAGACGCTACCAATGCGGAGAAAAAATACGCTGATTCAGTTTTGGCTTCAGCTAAAGCTGATTTACAAACAGCCTATGATAGAAGTAACGCAGCTCGTGCCGAAACAGAAGATAAAATCAAAAATAGAGGAAGGTCATCTTTTCAAAAGAAAGCGGTAGATGACAAATCTTTAACAGACATTTCGGGTGGTAGTAGTGAAGATGCTTACAAGATTACTTCTGATATCCTTGGCAAATATGTCGGAGAAGGTTCATCCAGTGCCACTCAAAACGGAATAGGAAATCGGACTTTTACTTTTGGTGTTAATATTGACACTGCTAACATAGAAACAATGTTAGATTATTATAACAAAGTTCAAAAAGCCATTTCTGCTATTGAAACAAAAGCAAATGAGTTAGGTAAAGGCGGAGATAAATTAATCACTTCGGACTATTACAAAACTTTAAAAGAAATTTTTGCTGATACTGATAGTACAGATGATAACTATGATTTAATTAATAATTATCTCAAAGCAAGAGCGCAAAATACAATTTATTCAAAAGAACTTAGCGAAGGCATCCCAACTTCGGCTAAGGAATTTAATAAATTCAAAGAGGCTTGTTTAGATGCTACCGAATCGGAAAGCGTACAGGTAGAAATTACAAATCAACTTGCTTCAATTTTCCCCGAACTCTCAAGTGCTGTTCAAGAAGCAATAACAAAATCAGAAGATTGGCAATATGCTATAGCAGATGATAGATTAACTGAAAGAATGGAGACTCTCAAGAAAACAATGGATAGTCTTGCTACTACTTATGAGTCTCTTAGTTCTGTTGTCGCAGATTACAATGAAAATGGCTATTTTACCTTTGATAATTTAAAGGATATTATTGAGGCTGGCGATGATTATGTTAGCACTTTATTTAATGAAAATGGGCAGTTACAAATAAACAAAAAATCCTATATTGCTCTTGCGAAGGCTCAATTAGAGAATTTAAAGTATACACAATTGCAATCTGCTATTAGCAATATTAATTCTCTGTCAACTGAAACACAATCAAAAAGTAATGATGATTTAACAGGTAGTACAAATAATCTCACTGAAGCTACATTAAAACTTGCTATTGCCCATAAATTAGCTGAGGGTGTAAGCAAAGACGCCATTAAGGGCGTTTTAACTCAATATTCTCAATATATTGCTTTAATAGACCAAGCTGAAACTTCTTTAGAATCAAATACTGATGCTTTCCTTGGGTACACAGAGGGAGCAGAAAATGCTTTAAAGGCTCAAAAGAAAATTCTTGAAAATCAAAAAGACGCACTTGAAAAGCAGGAAAAATCTCTTGAAGATGCGAAGAGTAATATTTCGGATTTAGTTGACCTTGTTACAGACTTAATCAAAAAAGAGAATGAATTAATCAAAGATGAGTATGAAAAGCAAAAGGAATCTATTGACGAGTTAATTGATAAGAGGAAAGAACTTCTTGAAACTGAAAAGAACGAGTATGAGTGGAATAAAAAGATTTCAGAAAGTCAAAATACAGTGGCTAAAGATTCCTTATCGTCAGCGGTCGCAAGCCTTGATGATAGTAGTGCCGGCAAAAAGAACGCAAAAGAAGCTCAAGACACACTTAACTCAAGTCGCAATGACATGCTTGATACTCTTACTGATAGAGAATATGATATGAGGTCAGACGCTCTTGATAAAATGAAAGAGCAACAAGATGAGTATTGGGATAATCTTATTAATTCTATTGACGATTATCTTAGTGATGAAGTTAAACTTTACAGGGATGCTTGTAGTAGAATTGATAACGATAGTGGTGAACTTTACGGACAACTGTATAATTATATTTCCACTTATACAACTAAGAGTAAGAGTGAATTTGACTATCTTTGGGATAATGCTCAAATTGCATTATCTGAATACAACAACTCTAATATTGGTACACTTGCATTACTTGATATAATGCAAGGAGAAATTTATACAGTTAGTGGAAAGATTGATGATGTTTCAAGCGCTATTGACTCGGTTAGTGGCTCAATAGATAACACTACAACAAGTATAACTAATAACGGTCAAGCTATAGACGATTATCGTGAAAAGGTTGAAAAATTATTAGAAGTTTTGCCTAATGACGACAACAAAAAATCAGGAAACAAGTCAAGCAATGGTAATAAAAATGGTAATAAATCTGAAAGTGAATATGTAAATACTCCTTTTGGAAAAGTTCCAACACTATCATCTTGGATTGCAAACCCGTCTAAATACACAACTAAAGCGTATCTACCCCTTCCTTCTGGTTCTAAATTCAAAGTCAAGGAATATCTACCTCGTCCTTCTGATTCTAAACCCACATATCTCCCTACTCTTTATGATTCTAATCGTCTACCTCGTCTTTATGGTAAATATGCTAACGGAACAAAGTCTGCAAAAGGTGGTTTGACTGTTGTAGATGAAGAGGGTATTAATACTGAATTAATCCCTTATCAGTTAAGCAAAGGTAGATATACTATTCTTCCAGAGGGAAATCCTGTATTTAGTAAGGCTATGACTAACACATTATATGACATAGCTTCTAATCCTTCTGCTTTTCTAAGTCAAAAGAGTAATGTCCCTCGTATTAATAACACGTCTATGACAAGTTCTATAAATGTAGTTATTCAAGGCGATGCTACTCAAACAACGGTTAATGCTCTTAAAGAACAGGCTAACAGAATTTCTGATATGGCAATTAATAAACTTATGACATCTATTGTTAATAATAAATTTAACATATAAGCAAGTAAATAAATATAAGGCATAGGTGATTTTACCGTCTATGCCTTATACACAAAAGAACAGGTGGTGATATTTATGTATAGAGAGTGTTTATTTGAATACAATGGGATAAATTCAAACCAATACAATTTAATGCTTGTTTATGAAAGTAGCGCTTTTGGGAGTGTTTCGACTGGTGCAGAATACGAAGCTGTTACAGATGTACTACCGAAGGCTTCCGACCATTTGCTGTATGGTTTGAAATATGCTGATAAACCACTTAGTTTTGGAATTGAGATATTAAGTTTGGATAATGAAATTCCTATTGATAAAATTGATGAAGTAAAAGAATGGCTATTTGGGCAAGATGGATATAAGCGTTTTGTGACAATAGACGAAAGAAGAAATTATTATTTAAATGCTATTCTTATCCCTGATGAAGATATTATTGATGTACAAGGGCTAAGGGGTTTTCGTTGTACATTACAAAATGCAAGTGGTTTTTGGTACAAAGACGAGGAAGTTTCTTTTAATAATTTGTCAGTAGTTCATTCAATAAATGTAAAGACGGTAAAAGATTTTTTTGTTTTTCCTAATATTGAAATAAAACTAAAACCGTTTAGCAAGACAATGAAAAATGATGTTTTTTATCTAACAATGCTTGGTAGTAATGGAACTATTTATTTGTCTGATACAATGACAGATAATAATGTTACTTATAGCATAAATACAAAATTTGGCACTTGTAGTTCGAGTACAGGTGCAAATATTTCTATAATACCTCCCTTAAAATTTTCTCCTCCGTTAAAGATGATTAATGGAGTTAATATAATAAATTTTTCTGCCTATTGGATGAATGAGCAAGACAAAAAAGAAAGTATAGTACCTTATATTGAGAGCCTCACTTATAGATATAAGACCTTACATAGATTAGGTGGTTTTTAATGAATAAAATAAATAAAATACCAGAAATAGTTTTATACACACCAGATAGGCGTAAAACTCTTTGCCAAATAAATGGTGTTAATAATCTTTCAGAAGATATTAGATTTGGCACAGCTTCGGAGCTATCATTTAAAATCCCTCAAAAAATCTATGATATGCAGTCGTATGAATACATAGACAATCAATGCTATGACGGTATTGTTGAAGGTAGCATTTTATATCTTAATGATAATAATGATTATTTTAAATTTAGTGGGAATAAAATAAAAGATAATTATTTTGTTGATTTAAACAATAAAGATGACAGACCTGATTCAAGTATGACTTTTGAAATGAATAATTATTTATCAGGCTTTAAAGTTAAAGAAGAAGTAGAGTTGTTTGATATTGGAAGTGACAGTGGATATAATTGGCGATGGGGTTGTTATATTAACGATTCTAATGGCTCTATTTTAGACAAGTCTGATGATTTATCTGCTGTTTATGACGGTGTTTCTGCGTATAAACATTATGCCTGTGAAGATTTTATTCCAGTGTCCACAGGTGATGTTGTGGCTATGCTAAGTAGTAACAAATTTGGTTATCGTATTCATTATTACAGAGAAGCTGATTCAAAAACTTATCTTGGTGTTCAAGAAGGAATGGAAGAACACTACGCTAAATATTTACCAATAGGTAGAGTAGAGATTAAATTTCCTTATGACGATGATAGTGAAGAACAATTAACAAACGGTTACATTAGGATTGAATTATTTGACTTGAAACACGATGGAAGTAGTGAGGATTCGTACCGTGGTTACTCACCTAAATATGGCTATATAAAAGTGTTTAGCGGTCAAAGATATTGTACTTCTTTTGAGGGTTCATCTGAGGGATTAAAAGAATTTACTTGTGGTGCAAAATGGTGGGTGGTAACTTCAATTGAAGAAATTAATGAAGGTGTAATTCCGTATAAAAATATAACAGCATATAGTTATGAATATACATTTTCTAAAAAGACTTTTTCTTTATCAAAAAGCACACTTCCTCTGTATATTCCTGATAAAATAGTTGATGTTGTACAGGGGAGTACTTGGCTTAGAGATTACTCAACTTCGGGGGCAAGTGTACCTATTCCCTATCGTTCTCCTCAAAGAATGGACAGGGGGTTAATAAATCAGATATTAGACTTTATTCCCACTTGGAATATTGGATATATTTCTCCGAGTGTTTGTTCAAAGTATAGAACTTTTGATGATTTGGACAATGTGAATTTATACTCGTTTCTTATTAACGATGTACAATCAGCATATCAATGTTACTTTATTTTTGACACTGATAGAAAATTAATTCATATTATCAGTGGTACAGTTGATGAAGATTCTCTTAAAGGATTTGTCGGTGGAAAATTAGGTTGTCAATCTTCCTTATATTTATCTTGGGATAATGCGATAAAACAAACAAATATACATACTACTGATAGTAGATGCGTCACAGCTTTAAGAGTTCATTCGGCAGACGACAAATACGGACTTGGTTTGATTAATCCTGTTGGTAATAATGTTTTATACAATTTTGACAGCTACTTAAGTTATATGGATTTTATTGCTGATAAGGATAAGAACAGGACTTTGCTTGCCGCAGTTCAGTCTTTTTTGAAAGAAATAGAAAATAATCGAAGCACTTATACTAATTATGCACGGAAATTAGTCGAATCTAATCTTGAAACAGTTAAGCTAAAAACTAAAGTTTCAGAAGCATTAACTTCTTATAGAAGTGTAGCTGATAAAATTAATATTTATTTAGCTGACGATTATCCAAACGGTTATCCGAGCGGAGTTAAATATATAACAGACTACCCTTTGACAACTGCGGAATTGACATCAAGTGATAAACCGATTAATGATTATATAAATTATCACAGTAAAAATTTATATAATGAATTATATGAAGCCGCAAATACTTATGAAAATGTAAGAAAGTCTTATGATAATGCCCTTAAATCTTATAACCAAAACTATAATAAAATGAAAGAAATTTCTCTTAAGTTTTCATTGAATTACAAGATAGTTAAAGATAAGGAAAGCAAAGGTATAAACACCTCAATATTATCATCAAAAGAAATTTTGGCATTGAATGATTTTATTATTGAGGGAGATTGGACTAACGAAAATGCCACCTTTAGTGATACTTATACCTCCACAGATATTATAAATACTTTGGATAGTATTTATAACGAAGTAATATCGGATTTTAATTCTTATATAAGCAAGCACTGCTATGAATTTAGCGTTGGTACAGCAAATATTTTAAAAATCAACGAATTTAATATAGAAGATATGTATTTAGGATATTCTGTAATTTTAGAAACGAAGTCAGGGATTTGTCAATATCCTGTTTTTATGGCTATGCACATTAGGTATGACGATGATATTGATTTCAGTTTGACTTTTAATACAGACTATAATACAAAACCTTTAAAAATGAAATTTACAAAACTATTTAGCACTATAAATCAAACAAGTGTTATTGAGTCAGCTTGGACTTTCAGTGAATAGAATGAGGTGATAACTTGAAAGCAAAAAATATTCAATACAAAGTAAATTGTTGGATAAATAATAATGTAAATATTGTAACATATCAGAATGAAGCATTGATTAAACATCCTGTTTTTATTCTGTGTGACGGTGACGAGCCAATAGATTTGAGCGATAGCACAAACATTTTTTACAAAGCCACTGACTCTAAAGGCAACGCTTGTTGTCTTACTGTCAATACTCTTTCTGCAATTAAAGGAAAAGTTGAGTTGCCTGTTAATGGGGCTTTGACAGCTAACAGAGGAACATCAGCAGGAGAGATTGTTGTGCAGAGTGATGAAGGAACTTTGTCTTTTGGTGGTATTAATATTGTTACATATTCGTCAGTTGCAAACCAAGAGATTGAAAAATCAAACTTCTTCACAGCTTTAGTTGAGGCGTTGGCTAAAGTGGCTGTTTTAACACCTGAGGGTACTGTCGCTATGGATACAGAACTTAGTGATATTTCGGTAAATCCTTTGACGAATAAGGCAATAACTCAAGCGTTAGAAAAGATTGAGATTGCAAAAGCTAATAAGTCAACTACGCTTGAAGGTTATGGGATAAACAATGCTTATACAAAAGTTGAAATGACAAACCTTTTAAACAATAAACTTGATGAAAGTTCTCTTTTAGATATAACAAAAAGTATTAATCTTAGTTCACTTGAAGATACAGAACAGACAGCAAGTGGAGTTACTGTTTCTGTTAAAAATAATAAAATCAGTTTGAGCGGCACATCTACCGCTGCGGTTAATTTTTATCTCAAGCTCAAGCGTGCGGTTACTCTTGAACAAGGCAAAGCGTATTGCTTATCGTTGCAGAATTTTGCTAATATTACAAACGGCGGTTGTGTGTTCTATCCTGCAAATGAGCAGACGGCAATTAGTTCATCTTGGCTCTTGTCAGAAGTTAGTGCTTTTAAAAATGCAGCGGCCACTTATAGAGCGACAGAAAATGCAACCGTAAATTCGATTAAAATTGCAGTTGCTACAAATAGACTTGTTGACAACAGTTGTAATCTTCAACTTGAACAGAATAACAAGCGTACAGCTTATTCTAACCCTGACTTGATAAAGTCTCATATTAAGCCTGAACTGTATCAAGCCCCTGATTACACAATGCATTATTTGTATGTTTCAAACGATTACAATGAAACCACTGAGGGGTTTGGGGTTACGAAGTTCAATTCTATTCAGTCTGCTAATGATAGCTTTTCTGATAACAGTTATCATAATAGATATACTATTGTTGTTATGGCTGGCACATATACCGATATGCAAGACAAGTTTGCAGGAATGTCCGATGTGGGACTTGTAGGTTACAGAGGAGTAATGACTAAAGACTATGTTTACTATGAGTCCGAAAACATATACAATCCGCAAGCTACTGTAATCAAGTGGGACGGAGCAACAGGCTTTGATAAGTCTACTTTGAAATCTGGGGATATAATCAAAAAATGTCCGTTTCATCTTGATTTGAATGTCCATACTCACATCAAAGGTTTTACATTTGATTGTAAAAATATCAGGTATGGCATACACCTTGAGAGTGGTGGAACAGGTTATGCGACAAATTGGGTTGTGGCAAATTGTATTTTCAAGTGGGGCGGTCGTGCTGATTGCGTAGATTATGCAGATAAAACAACAGTGCCAGTTTTTGGTTGCGGTCATAGCTTTGGCGAAGTCGGCTTAATTGAAAATTGTAAAATCATACCTACGCATTGCACGATAGGTTATCAAAATCACGATAATGCAGATAATAGCAGCTTCGGCTTACATATGAAAACAGGCTCGAATATTACAATCAGAAATTGTGATTTTGGTGGAACGGAAATCCAAGCAAGAACTCTCAAAGGCGCATATTCTGATACTCCAAGCACTGTTAATATTGAAAAGTGTATTAATATTTCAGAAGTCAAAAAGATGTATTCTGCACCTGCGGAGCGCTGTGATTGGAAAGTTACAGTTGACGGAAACGAGGTAGAGTGATGATTTATAGACATTTAATTGTTGATAATACAAAAGCAAACTGTTAAAAAAATGGAGTAACGCTTTGTTACTCCATTGATAGAATTTATATTTTATTTTTAAGGTGTAAATAATTTAATTAGACCAGCTATGGCTGTGATAAAGGCTGTAACAGTTACTAATCCAGCCATAGTATTCTTGATGAAATTCATAAATGGGCTTGGTTCTTTTGACGAAAGTTTGCCCCACGCCTTACTTATAAGCGGTAACACTATATGAAACAATGTTTGAAAAACATCAACAAAAAAGATTACAACTGTAAATATCAATATTGCAGAAAGAATTAATTGTGATGTTGTAGGACTTGCTATAAAAAATATGTTTAAACAATAAGATAATGTATAAAGAGTGACTGAGGTCATTAATATATAAATACAGGTTTTCTTGGCGACTTTATCTTTCTCCGCTCCAGTAATGGGCATTAAAATCCACCAAATAGCAAAAGAAATAGATGTTATATATGTGAAGTTGTCGGAATGTTGTCCTATGTTTTTTCTATATATTCCTATTATTAAGAATATTGTTCCTGTTAAAAATAACGCAACAAGTATTTTAGTTCTTGATTCATTACTTTTTAATTTTTTATATAAGTTTTTACATATGGTTTTTAATTTATTTTTCATATTATTATTTATCAAAGAAAAGGGTGTTTTGTTCTTATGAATTTTATTTTTAATAATGTATCACCAATAATGTTTCCAATAATATTATCTATTGTAATTATTGGAACGATTGTAGTTGGAATTGAATTACTTTGTCAACATTATGACGAAAATAATGATAACAAAAAAAACAATGACGATAAATCTAATTAAATTATATCATATTAAAATATAAAAGGCAAGGAGGAAATTTTATGAGTAATTCAAAACTTGTTAGTTACACAAAACTTAGTCCGAATCATTCGGGAGCAAGAACACATAGTATTGACCGCATTACTCCTCACTGTGTTGTCGGTCAGTGTTCGGTTGAAACGCTCGGCAATATCTTTATGGATACCAACCGAGAGGCAAGCTGTAACTACGGTATCGGTGCGGATGGTAGAATGTTACTCTGCGTTGACGAGGGTAATCGTTCTTGGTGTTCTTCGAGCAATAGTAACGACCAGAGAGCAGTCACCATTGAGTGTGCAAGTGAAACATATCATCCTTACGAGATGAACAGCAATGTTTACCACAGTCTTATAAAACTCTGTGTTGATATTTGCAAGCGTAATGGCAAGAAAAAGCTCTTGTGGTTTAATGATAAGAATAAGACACTTGATTACAGTCCGAAATCGGATGAGATGATTATTACAGTGCATAGATGGTTTGATAACAAGGCTTGTCCGGGTGATTGGCTTTATAACCGTTTGGGTGATTTAGCCAAGAAGGTTACAAAACAACTTGGTGGTAATTCAAAGCCAAAGAAGCCAACTATTACATATCGTGTTTACGCAGACGGTAAATGGTACAGAGAGGTAAAAGGTCTTGGTGGTGTTGCAGGTAGATTCAAACAGGCTATCAGCGGTCTTATGATTAAGGTATCGGAAGGTAATATCAGATATAGGGTACATCTTCGTGACGGTGATTGGCTTGACTGGGTAGACGGTTATAATAAGGCAGATAGCAATAATGGTTATGCTGGTATTCTCGGTAAAGTTATTGATACTATTCAAATTGAATTTAGTGGTGTTGGTGATTATAAAGCTACTTATAAGGTTTGTGGGCAAGGCAATAATTATTGGTACGATTGGCAACATAATACCGAGGAAGATACAAGACAGGACGGCTATGCAGGTAAAAATGGTAAAGCCATTGACCGTGTGCAGATTACACTTACATAAGCATAAGGAAGTGAAGTAATGACAACAGAAGTAATTGTCGCTTTAATAGGTTTAGGTGGTTCTGCTATTGGCTCGATTTTAGGTATTATTGCAAGTTCAAAATTAACATTGTACCGTATTAAACAGCTTGAAGAAAAAGTAGACAAACACAACAGTGTAATCGAAAGAGTTTATCATCTTGAAACGCAAGACGCCGTTATTAATGAAGAAATTGGCAATTTAAATCAGAGAATTAATAATTTAGAAAATAAACAGTAAAGTAGGAGGAATGTGTATGAAAAAGACTAATTGGAAACTTTGGTTAAAGTGTGCAGGTGTTCGTGCTATAAAGACGGTAGCACAGACTGCTGTTGCTACTATCGGTGCTACTGTAATGATTAGCGATGTAAATTGGGTTGCTGTTGTATCTGCAAGTGTATTAGCGGGTTTGCTTTCTATGCTTACAAGCATTGGTGGCTTGCCAGAAGTGACTGAATAAATAATAAACAAGAACGATTATCATTTTATATTATAAAGAAAATAAATAGTTTAGGGATGTGCGTTAATTTGCACATCCCTATTTTTTACGATTTATCATCAATAAGCTGATAGGTTTGTTTATAAAAAGGTAACTTCCTGTTGTCCTCAATCTTTTCTTTATCACGATAATTTATTCGTGGTGGAATATACTTTAGTGTTTTATCTTTTCCAAACCTCTGATAATATCCTCTTACATACCAACAAGTTTTTACTCTATTATAGGTCTTTTTAGGCTTAACAGTTTGTTCATTTAAGATATATTTTTTCTTTTTTGATTTTATTTTTATTTTTTGGACATATTTATTGTTGGTTTGTTTGCTATTTGATACTGTATCATTCTTTCTTTTCTTTGGTGATAGTTTGTCTACTTGAATAAAATCATATTCAATAAAATTATTAATATTTTGCATATACCAACTAACACAAAGCATCCAAAAAATATATTTTTCAACAATAGCTTGCATTTCTGACTTTGAATATTTGTTAGAAAATTGCCTTATTGTAGAGAAATATCCTTGTTTGTTATCTACACCATATTCACAGTCTACGGTAAATATTTTCTTATGAAAACAACCGTCAAAAAATATAATAGTCCATTCAGTTGCCGAAGTGTATTTGACATATATTACACTTATCTCATCAACTGAACAATTATTTTCTCTTAAAGTTTCAGTAACAAGTTTGTCTTGGATTTCCTGCGGTAAAGAATTGAATGTTTTATCTTCTAAAATAAGATTTGTTTTAAAATAATTAAAATTGCCATTCTTTTCAATGATAGATATACAGTATTCACTGAATAAAGGTGGAACAAATGAATTGTTTATTTTTGGCAATGCTTCTTTAGCAATTTTATCTAAAAAGGTTGGAGAAACTTCAATAGTTGTTTTGTTTGATAGATTTTTAAAACTAATATCCGTCATAATACAGCACTCTTTTTTTATATTTTTTTATTTATATTATATAGCGTTGTATTTAAAAAATCAATATTGTTCTAAGAATTTAAATAAAATATGTTGACTTTTATAAAAGTTATGCTATAATAATATTTAACAGTAGCGATGCTGTTAATGTTAATGCTTTATTTTTTTATAAATCTCTCCGTATGGGATTTTAAACAATATTCGTTTAAAAAATTTTATTAATCTATCCAAAGTGGATTTTAAAGAATATCTATTTACACCCTTGTTATTAATCTATCCAAAGTGGATTTTAAAAAATACCTGTTTTTTTATGGATTAAATAAGATATTCTTTAATGTTTGATGACAGTATTAATAATACAAACATCACTAAAGAGGAAAGTAAAAATACTTTCCTCTTTTTGTTTAGTTTGTTATTCTATGTGTTATTCTATGCTTGCACACGAACTTGTTATAAAACTATAAACAAGGTCTTTAAACAACTCTTTGCTTTGTAACATTGTGTAAAAACTTTGGATTTCATAATTGCATAAGCAAGAAATTTGTAATAAGTTACCCAAAACACCATCTCTATCTTGTCCTTCTATTGCTCTAACTACTTTATTACGAAAAACTGACAGTTCTCTTTGCTTATTATGTTCTTTTGCATAAGTAGCTGCGTATCTGCCGTCCTCTCTTGCTAACTGTATTAATTCTTCTTTATTATCAAGAAAATTATAATTGTTAATACTTTCTACACCAAATAATTCTTCTAATTTCTTTGTGTTTTCTTCTGATATATTTGTTCTTTCGTTGTACGCAATATTTTCCCATCGTGACACCTGTTGACGAGTTACTCCGATTTTGTTAGCAAGTTCTTCTTGACTTAATCCGGCTTTCTCTCTAAGTTCGGTAATTATATACTGTTTCATTTTCATTTCCATAATGATTTCTCCTTTTTTGTTATTACTTAATAGTATGTTACTATTGTAACATTCAAATGTTGCAATGTCAAGTGTAAAAGACAGATTTTATAAATAATTACTGACACTGTAATACTTTTTTATGAGTGTCAATATAAAACAATATTCAGAATTGGAAAATTTTTATATTGACTTATAATTTTAGTTTTGCTATACTAAAAATAATTTATATAAAAGGAGTGATAAAAATGGCAGAAGTTACCACAAGAAAGCGTGGTAATAAATGGGAGTACAGATTTGAAGCAGCGAAAATTGGGGGAAAAAGAAATCAGATTACAAAAAGCGGTTTCAAAACGAAAAAAGAAGCTTTAGAAGCGGGAGTTAAAGCCCTTGCAGAATATAATAATACAGGAGTGTCCTTTACTCCGTCCGAAATATCATATAGTGATTATCTTGATTTTTGGATGGAGAAAGATTGTCGAAATAACCTTGTCCTTACTACTGTAACAAACTATGAAAAAAAGATAAGACTTTATATTAAGCCGTATTTCGGAAAATATAAATTAAAATCTATATCAACAATGTTACTTCAAAATTTTATATTTGATATGTTTAACAAGGGTTATTCTTTTAATACGCTTGATGCCTTGAAACATATTATAAATAAATCTTTAATTTATGCTATAAAGACAGCAAAGTTTATACAAGTCAATCCTATGGAAGATGTTGAAATGCCGTCTAAAAGAGCAGTTCCAAATAGTCCAACAAAGAGTCACCCAAATGTTTATATTCCTCAAGAATGGATAGCAAAAATATTTAAAAGATTTCCAGAAGGAAGCCCTACTTATATCCCTATGCAGTTAGGATATAAATGTGGATTACGATTAGGTGAAGCATATGCTTTAACTTGGGATGATATTGATTTTGAAAATAAAACAATTTCAATCAACAAGCAAGTTCAATGGGATGAATCAAAACATAAGTGGTATTTTTCAAATCCTAAATATAATTCATTTAGAACGATTGGAATAGATGATGAATTATGTAACCTATTATTAGAGGAAAAGGATAAACAACAAAGGGCAGAAGTTTTTTATAAAGAGTTATATAAACATCAATACAGAGATGAAAATAATTTTTTAAATGACACAGGTGTGGGAAAAAGGATTAATCTTGTTACTGTAAGACAGGACGGAAGCTATATCAACCCTCGCACTATGCAAAACACAAGTCGAGTTATTCATTACAATTTGGGCTTTAAAGAGTTCACCTTTCATTCTTTTAGACATACTCACGCTACAATGTTAGCTGAAGCAGACGCGCCGATAAAATACACACAAGAAAGGTTAGGTCATAAAGATATATCCGTTACAATGCAAGTATATCAACACGCTTCAGATAAATTAAATGAAAAGGGCAATAACATTCTTAATGGAATGTTTAAATAAATGTTAAACAGAAATTGAAACAAAAGGGCAAAATTATAAGGAGTAGAAATTAAATCTACTCCTTATTTTTTTATGTGGTATTATTATTTGTCCACGCCCTTATTCTTTGGTGGACAAATGGTGGACAAACGGTGATTTAAATAGTATATGAGATATATTGTAAATTAGTAATTATTATCGTTTATCCTTAAAAATGGCTATATTTATTTATTTAATCCCTCGTAAACTGCAACTGCACATGCAACTGTAGCGCCTACCATCGGGTTATTACCCACTCTTAAACCGTTTTTCAGATTTTAATTTATTATAACTTATTCTAATTTATTATGACTTTAAACACACAAAAATAGTCAAATAATCCAATAATGAATAACTTATTATAACTTATTTTAATCTGTAATAATTCAAGCCAACTCAATTTTGGTGGACAAAAAGAGGACAGAAAAGAGAATATGGAAATTGTCCACCAAAAAGACGAGTGGTAATAGTAAGTGCCAGTAAATATCAACTATGTGCTTGTTTATTATACACATATTCAAAGGGGTTTGTCAAGTCACAACCTTCGTAATCTTCAAGAAATTTAGCCAAAGTTTCTTTCCGTATTTTATATGAACCGAGCTTTAAAGCTGGTAGCAAACCTGATTTAATTAATGAATATACATATGTTTGATTGGTATGAATTATCTCTGAAACTTCTTTAACTGTAAAAATCATTTTATCCATAAACTAATACCACAATTTACTTGATTTTTTATTTCATACCTGTTGAGCCAAAACCACCCTCGCCACGCTCTGTATCTGAAAGTTCAGTTACTTCGTTAGGCTCGATATGAAGATATGGTGTAATTACAATCTGAGCAATCCTGTCACCATTATAAACAATTCTATCTTCCATAGAGTCATTGTATAGTGCTACAATAATTTCACCACGATAGTCACTATCAATAACACCAACACAATTTGCAGGTCTAAGACCATTCTTGATACTTAAACCACTACGAGCATATACTGCACCAAAATAGCCTTTTGGAATTTCCATTGCAATACCTGTATTAATTTTTACCGTTGTATGTGACGGAATAAATAAGGAATTAGTTTCTGTATCAATCAAAGCATATAAATCAAGTCCTGCTGCTTCGGTTGAACCATAGGTCGGAGTTGTTGCATTTGAATTAATTTTCTTTATATTTACTTTCATATGTGTTTATCCTTTCTTAAATGAAGTTATTTACTTTGTATTTTACTTGTATTGTGTTTTTACATTTTGATAGTGTTATTTTATTAATTGAAACAAAATGTAATATAACCCAAATGCAAGCGCTTATATGTAAGTTCTGCTTATTGTATCATATTTTAAGTTTATTGAATCACTTACAATATTATAATATAACAACTTTAATATTTTAAATGTTTAAAGTCGTAAAGTTTGTTGAATATCTTGTTTGGAATAATTCCAATAAAGAACAGCCTTACTTTTTGATGCCATTTCAATCTAATGTTATAATCGTCACAAATCTTATAAATACGCCTAACTTCATCAAAACTTAAATAATGTTTCTTTGCTGACGATAGATGTATTTGCTGATTTGAATATTTTGGTTTTGAATGTTTGTGAGAAATCATAACCACCTCTTTCTTTTTTTTGAAGGTTTTATTGTTTTTAATTTTCTTTATATAGTTTAGGTTTGCCGTTTTCGTCAACAAGAAGAGTAATAGACCCCTCGTTGTGATAATCGTCAGAGATTACATACATTACCTTAGTTTCATTATCATACACTTCATAGAATTCAAACAAAGAATTGTGACTTACAACAGTAAATCCATACTTTTCTTCAGAAAAATTTTTATTATATTTGTTGTGGCTGTTCTTTTTTCTATTTTCGTCCGCAAAATAATCTATAAGCATCAATACTATAAGGACAACTATTAAAATTAAAAGCATTATTTCTCCTATTCCCGTACAATCACCTCAAATTTGTATATGCGTTTAATAATATAACAAACGCTTCTATAAAATATAATAAATCAAGAATAAGTATTGTTTCTCGATTTACACCTGTAAAGGCTTTCTCTTTAATTTGCCCACCAACAAGGCTAATACCTATAATGACAAACAAAATAGTTATAATAATTGTTGCTATAAAAGATAAAGTCATTATGTATTAGGACTCCTTACTCAAACGCCTCACTAAAAATCCTTCATCAGTATAAGTTTTGTAAAAAATACTGTCTTTCACTTTTTCGTAAGTCTTGTCAAAAATATAACTTCTACACGGGTAAATTTCACCCTCAACGCCTTGTATAATATAACAACCTACTTCACAAAGCATATCACCCTCAAGTGTTCTTGCAAATAATCCCAAAGAACTATCATCTGTTTCTTTGTAGTAAAGTGTTCCGTTTTCATATGCTTCGATAGCCCAACTTGGAACGCAATATTCATCATTGGCACTTAAATCACCTTCATACTTAAAAGCCTCAATAATGATTGGCTTTTTAACATATTTATAAGAATTAGTTTTCAAATCTATCTTTCCTTTCTTTACTTTTTGTATTAATATCATACAGATGGGTTGTATTGGCTTTTGCTTCCTTGTCTTAAAATTCTCATTTTAAGCCCTTATGTTAATTTATCCACTTTACAACTGTATTTCCTTTATATCCCTTTTCCCACACATACCAAGCGTAGGCTACTGCACTACCGCCACCATCTCTCATTCGTTGAAAGTCAGCGTTCTTTGCACACAACAATCTTGAACTTGAAACATAAATAGTTTTAGGCGGATTGTCCAAGAAGAATGATTTTCTTTTCTTACCTTCTAAGAACTGCAATTTTAAGAACATTGCCACCTTATGCCCGTTAGATATAACACTTAATGCTTTCTGACAAAATTCAAGTGCGTACTTAAATGGAGGATTGGTGATAATATCACCATTATATGTATTTTCTTTTGAATCAAGAAAGTCAATCGACTGTTCTTCTCCAAAACCTCTATAAACAATATCAGTTGATTTTACATTATAACCATTATCTTCAAGAACTTTGGAAATTTCTCCACTTTCACAAGCGCATTCCCAAATATTAGAGGAAAACTTTTCAACTTCAAGTAATAATTCTGTCGCTCTTGGTTCGGTAGCATAATAATCATTTTCTTCTCGTTCTTTATCAGTGTGATTGCTTGCTCCTAATGTTGTATAAACGCTCTTGTAATTGCCTGTCCAATCTTTTGCTATATTATCAACCCCTTTAATTTCTTTATGTTATCACTCTTTGCATTTAGGTTTTCTGCCACAACTATTCTTTTCTGGACAATAACCAAGAACCTCACATTTTGGCATAAATAATAAATCAGTCAATGTTTTCCATTCATCAGAATATTTGGATAATTCCTTTTTGTAATCTGCAAATAAATTCCTGTATTCCCAATATGCTCTATTACACTCTCTCTGTCTTGACATATCAACAATATTTCTTAAATTTCTCTTGTCAACAATAGTTGTTTTCATACCCAAAGGAAGTAGCATAGCGTAATCTTCTTTTGGAACGCCACAAGACTTAAGATTTGTAACAGCTTCTTTTATTGCCATCATTGCATTATGATAATATTCTAAGGCTTCATTTGATTTAATATTTAGTGGCATTACATAATCAAAATTAGTGCCATCAACATACCTTGTACTCTCTTGTAGTCTTGTAGGACTACCACCAATGTGTGTGTACCACTCACGAATAACTCTTGCTGAATAACCTGTAATAACAGTTTCAATATTTACAAACTCAAAAGCTCTGCCGTGGTTTGATTTAATACAATCAAGACCTCGCTTATAATTTTTTTCGGGGTTTGACACATCACCACCCCAACAATAACCGGCTCTTTCACCAATCAATGTAATTGGATTTTTAGTTGTTTCTGGTAAAATAATTACTTTGCCCATTCAATTCTCCTTGCTTTGATATTTTCATTAAAATAAATTACAGCCTTGCTCTATAAAATCTATATTTTCCTGATTATATTCTTCTGTAGTCATATTTAATTGTTTACATAAGCATTTTTTACATAAAACTTCTCTGTCATCAGCAATGTTTTCAAATCTACCACATAATTTATAAAACATCGCTATCTCATTTTCTACCATTTTACGACCACAATTTCCACAAGTTCTATTAAAGTATTTTCTTGCCATATTCTCTGAAAGTCCTTTTATCCGAGCGTACAATTTAACATTTTCATCAGACGGCTTGCTTTGTAAAAGTTCAGTGTTTTTACACTTTGGACACTTCCAAGCTCCGTTTACCCATTCTTGCATAGTCCAGCCTAATCTTTTAGCTCCGTGTCTATCGTAATTTTGTTCAATAGCTTTAACGAACCATTCGTATTGGTGTTTATAGTAGGTTTTTGTTATTTCATCATCATATGTTGAGGAATAAGGACATATAAGACAACCTACACGACTATAGCCGAGACGATACCTTCTATTGATTGGTATTTTTTTAAGCAACAAGAGTAACCATACATCAACATTTTGTAAATCAATAATTGGTGCAAGTTTTATCCATTTTTTAGGATAAATATCTTTTTTAAATAAATTAGCATTAAACTCATTGTCCATAATAAAATTATATTTGCTTCTTTTTGTACTTTCAAATTTTCTAATGCCCAATACTTGTACTATGTCTGTGTCAATGTCAAATGTTTTTTTAGCTTGACCTTCTTTATATACAGAACAGCAATTTCGTCTAAAAATATTTGGAAAAGTATAATTTGATTTTTCTATCCATTGTCTCCATCCTATTTGGGGATTAATAATTCTTATATTAGGAATTTGTTTGATTCGCTTATATACATCTGCTACTTCATTAGAAGTGTTTAAAAATATAAACTCATAGTTAGGTGTAAAATCTAACATTTCTAACATATCATTCCAAACAGACATTATAAGCTCACTGTCTTTGCCTCCTGAATGATTTATTTTATATATTTTATTGGGGTTGCTTTTGACATAATCGGTCAACCTATGTACGCACTTATTATACAAATCGTTTATTCTTTCTTTTTCATATTCTATTGTATCTTTCAACGATACAGGGGTGTAATTTTCAAATAAAGACCTGTTGTCTTTTAATAAAATAAATTTTCCACCATTTTCCACCTTGAATTTAAATAGATATTCAGATGAGTATAAATCTACGAATACAGTTTTAGTTGAGCCTCCACTAATCCAGCAATCATTGGGAATAGGGGCAATTTGTGGTAAATGCGATTCAATAAACTCTTTCTCTTCTGTAAAAATTGGCTTTGCTTTGTATCTATTAGATATTATTTTTATTGCCTTTTTTATTTTCATTCAATAGTTACTTCCTTACTTTGATATTCACTTTTAATTTCATTATTCAATAAGTCCTCGCAAAATTCTTTAGCAATATCAAGAAGTTCATCTTTACTTCCATTGTTGTTAATTACGATATCATAGTCATAATCAAATACTTCTCTATCAGACTTATTAGATGTAATATGTTTTACATTATCACGCTTAATAAGAATTGTTTTAGCATCAAATGCTTGTTTTACTCTTTCGATTTCTTTTGGCTCTCTGCTATGTATAAATAGTACATATTTGTTGCTTTCTCTGAATGATTCAACTTGTATAGCCATATAATTAAATGAAAAATCACTATACTCACTACATAGGTCTTTGAGGTCGGATAGGAATTTTCTATCTTTTTCGGTTTTAAATTTAGCGTTCCAACCTACAAATTCTGCAATTTCTTTAATTTGGTCTACTGATGAAATTGTTTTTACAGGCATAATTCTCACACCGTCAAACTTGTCTACAAACAAAGGCAAGGACTCTTCTACCATTCTACAAAATGTACTTTTACCTACTCCACCGGAGCCATTAATAATAAAAATTTGTTTGTTCAATATATCGTTCCTTTCTGTTAAGTTCTTTATTACTATTATTCAAATAATAATATGTTTCAGAGGTTCTGCTGTAATCTTTATAACGACAGAGTCATCACAAACCTCAACATCGTATATTTTTAGACAACTTATCAAATTATTAAACCTATCTTTGGCTTCTTTTTTAGTCCTACCCCAAACATAATATTGAGGTTTCTTAGGGTTGTCTTTTCTATAGTCAGCAGTAATTTTGTATAGCTTAATATCTTTATTTTTCAATATCTGTTTCCTTTATTTTGTTTAATATATGAGCAATAACATCAACAGTCCAACCGTTGCCTAAACATTTATACGCTTGATTATTACTAATCACACTCATATCAAACCATTCAGGTATAGCTTGTAACCTTTTTGCTTCACTCACATTTAATTTCCTTATTGTATAATATCCGTCTTTTAAGTTTATCGGATAATTTTTACCTTTAATGTTAATTGTCTTGTTTATTACTTTATAAACAGTATCTTTTTTAAGATTATTTTCAGATTGAGGTATTGCGTACAACCCTGTTTTAGCACCTAAACCACCGCCATTGCCTGTTAAGCAGACACCTTTTGTATCTGTCGAGTACAATCTCAAACCTTGACTTTTACTTAATTCCCCATTAGGTCTTGGCATTGCTCCAACTTTTGTAGGTGTTGAAATATCAAAATTAACAGATTCAGCTATCATAGTTCTTTGTTTTCTTTCAATCGTATTCCAAGCTACAGCACCATTATAGCTTGCTGTTAAACAATAGCTTTTATCAGTCCAAGATGTTCCACTGTCGAGAATGTCATTCACAACCAAACCTTTATCAATAGGTTGTTTAATGTCTACCCTGCTATAACTACCATCGTCATTCCTTTTACCAACCCAATATAAGCGTTTACGCTGCTGTGCTGATACTAAAGCTGAATTAATCATTATACTCTCAATCCCAAAAGATTTATCTATACTATCTCTTATGGATTTACTCATTGAATAATTATTCTCATATATAAAATATTTTGGCTTAGTTTCTTTAAGTGCTTTTATGTATTGCTGAAACAAGTTCCAACCAAGACCACTTGATTCTGTTTCTCTATTCTTTCTTTGAGCAATCGACCAATAAGTGCAAGGCGACCCCCCCATAAGAATATCTATACCATTGTATTGACTAAAATCAGCATTAAACACATCACCGTGTTGCTTTATTTCTGGAAAATTATGTTCTGATACTTTAATGGCATATTTATCAATTTCATAAGCATCATAACTTTCAACAGGAATATTAGCCTTTCGTAAAGCTATCATTCCACAACTAATTCCGTCAAACAGGCTTAGAACTTTTAGTTTTTTATTAATTATTTATCGCTCTCCTTTGCCATTGCTCTATCTGCTTTATTTGGTGATAATTTATTATCGTTGATGTCACTAAATAATCTATCAAGTGCTATTTCAAAAGCACCTATTCCAGAGAAATAACTACTCACTTTCAAATTATCAAATAAATATGGCATTGCAGTATATAATTCCTTAAATATGTAATATAAAACATCTGTTACAATGGAATTTCCTGCTTGTTTATATAGTTGGCTGTTCGACATTTTAGATTCACTTTCAACCTTTTGCATCATTGCTAAATGATTATCAGATTCATATTTCTTGATTAATTCTTTCGCAGATTCTCTATTACCAAGTTTTGCTGAAATGAAATCTTCGTCTGAAAACCCCATAAGTCGCCAACATTCAAGTGGTGTTAATTTTCTAATTCTATAACAATTTTTATCGTTTTCAATCATTCTTTTACCCCTCATTATTAATAATTCTGATTGTCCCTATATTTCCATTTTGAAATGTTCGGAATCTTTCATCACATCTTTGTTCACATACTATTTTCATTTATTATTTTCCTTTGCTTTGATTTTTAATTATAATATTTGGTTTATTACCTCCACCAGACATTGTTACAATGGTAGGAGCAATCCCATTAATATCATAAATTGCCCCCTGCCATTACCACCAATGTTTTTAGGATTAGAATAAATACAGCCTATTTTAATTACTTTATTCATCATTCTTTGTCCTCATTAGATACAAATAACTGTACCCCCCCATATTCCCTATCGGTGAGGCACATAAACACATTGCGATATAACTGCTATCATAAACTCTATTGCCTTGCCTGTATTGCTTCCCAAAATTAATTTCCCCAAAACCACCAAGCAATTTTGGCTCGTTTTTATTTTTATAGAAATATTTAGTTGGTTTATAAATATTCCCCAGTCTCATAATTTTTAATTTTTTGTTTTCTTTTATTTTAATCTTTCCTAACTGATATAATTATTTTGGTAGGCTCTTTATACTGTGTAGCAGATAAAGTTGGAGAACAACCATTGACTGAATAAATCCAGCCTTTCTGCCCCACTCCAATATGTGCAAGTCTTTCAATTTTATTCTCACTCGTCTTTTCCATATTCAATAACTCCGTTCATAGACTGATTACCAAATCCTTTATAATCTCTTGCGAGTAAAGTATTAGCAACATCAATTTCTTTGTCAAATTGGCTACATTGCTTTGAGAATAGTCCAGTTTTTATACCTGAACCATATCCCATTGATGTCGGTCTATGCTTCCTCCCCCCCAGTCCTTATAGTGTTGGAAACATCTTTATCTAACCTTCCGTTGCTGATTAAATCATCAATCAACTCTTGGGCTTTTGGAGTATTGATATAATATTTATCGTCAACCTCATCTTCAAGAACATCCTTGAGGCGTTTGCCATTATCAAAGCCCTCTGGGAATTTGAACTGACCGTTATCAAACTCTTTTAAGATGATAATAAGATAAACTCTTTCTCTGTTTTGTGGAACACCAAAGTCCTTTGCGTTTAGAATCTTATAATATGTATTGTAACCATACTCGTGAAGTTCGTTAATGAACATATTAAATGTTTCCTGAAATTTCTTACCAACAATGTTTTTAACATTTTCATAAATTCCCCATATAGGTTTGTTGGCTCTAATAATTCTTAGCCATTCAATAAGTAAAGAACTTCTCGTTTTATCAAGGTTTTCACTACCGCAATTTGGGCATTGATGTCTTTTGGAGTAATGTACTGTAAGAGGATTATATTCGTGTTCACAATCTTTACATTTCCATTTACTTCCGGCTTGACCCCCTGCAATAGAAAAATCTTGACAAGGGCTACCTCCGCAAATCATATTAAAAGGTGTAAGTTTTGTTTCGTCAACTAAAGTAATATCTCCTAAATTCAAACTCTTATCAACTCCGTGAATTGCACAATAACTTCGCTCTGCAAACTTATCAAATTCACAGAAATTTATAAGTTCATATTCCTTAATAATTTATCATTCTCCTTTGTTATTTAATTTCTGGGATATATTTTTTAAGTACATCAATAATATGATATTGATATATTTTCCTCACCTATTATTTCAAAAGTTTTATCCCAACAATAATTTGCTAAATCTGTTGAAGTGTAATATTTGTCATTTTGAATTTTCACTCATTAGTCATCTCCTGAAATTTAACTAAGTTATAAACACCTACAACATCGCTTAACACATCAAGACCGCCCATAACCATATCAACGGCATTATCAGAAAGATTTTCACTATTGGTTACACAAACAGCAATAGCTTCTTTACCGTCTTTATTTCTTACTCGAATAATATCACCTTTATTAAGGCTAATACCGTTTGGAACTTTATATGTATATCTTTTCTGCGTAATACTATTAATAAAATTAACCTGTACTATATTCATAAGTTGTTCTCCTTTTATTTCCTTATTAAATTTTTCTTCAAGTTCTTTTTCTTTATCATAATTTCTTATTTCAAATGCTCTTAATATTTCCCTTGTATCGCCATCAATTCTGTTATCAATAATCAATAAATGACAACGAATACGCCTTTTGTTTGCCAATGGAAGAATAATACTAATACGGCTACCATTGTTAAATGTGATTTCATTTTGTGTTTGAATATTATCAAATTTAACTGAAGGTCTGTTGATAACAAAAACATCGGGAATATTTTTCGTCTTTCTTCTTTCACTAATATTTTGGTTTAAAAAATCAAAACATCTTATAATATCTGCCCTTTCAAGAACTCCAATAGCCACACTATAATTAGGTTTTGCTAAACATTTATCTATTGCATATTTTAAAGTTAAATCTGCTAAATAAAACATTAATTATTCTCCTTTATTTTAAATTGTATTTTATTTAATGTTCAAACTTTACTCAAATCAAGCCCTAATATTTCTGCCTGTTCTTTAAGTGTACAATCATCAAAACACTCTTTAAGTCTTGCTCTTGCGCAATCCTCGCACAACTCTTTCCCGTCAAAATTGTATAGCTCACTCTCTTGTTCACAGCAATCACAATAATATCGTGTAACATTTTTGTAAGGACATAGGTCGCCAATACAGCCTATTTCTTTAGGACAATCTACACATTCATTTTCTGTTTTTATCAAATTATTTCCTTTTTTTCATTCCTTTTCTTGAGTTCGTTTATTTCAAGTTCTTTTTCTCTCATTGTCTGTTCCTTTATTTCTTCTTTGTAACATACTTTCCCACAAGACGGGCAAAGTGATATAAAAACTGTAGTTGTAGAATTAATTGGGCAAACCCAATCACAATCATCTATAGTTGTTTCAAAAATACATTTACAAGCATTACACTTAAAGAATTTTAGATTCACAGTATCTTGTGCCATACTTTTCTTGATTATTCTTTTTATAGTTACCACCCCAATCTATGGTTTATAATGCTATTTACCAATTCTTTCTTTCGCTATATTAAAATAGTTTTCACCAATTTCTATACCAATGAAATTTCTATTTGTATTTTTGCAAGCAACACCAGTACTACCACTTCCCATACAGTTATCAAGAACTGTATCACCCTCGTTGGTGTATGTTCTAATTAAATATTCGCATAATGCTACAGGCTTTGGTGTTGGGTGAAGTTTGTTACCGTCCCTTGCATAACTTAATATAGATAATGGGTTTCTTGCTCCGTCAAGTGATTCAGTATAAGCAACACCTCTGTCACCATAATTATCAGACAAACTTCCGTTTTTAGTCATCTTATAAGGTGTTGAATACCAAACTTGTTTATTATATGTGGGTTTCTTTTTATAAAAGATAGCTATTTCTTCGTGGGATTTTAAAGGCTTTACATTTGCATTAAGAAAATCACTACCTCTTTGTTTGTCCCAAACAAGGTTATATCTCCACATTTTCGTATTTGATTTCATTAAATCAGCCATAAACAATCCGTCACAAAATAAAGCAATACACCCATTATCTTTTATGATTCTTTTATATTCTTTCCACAATGGTTCAAATGGAATAACAGTATCCCATTTGTTTCGAGTTGTTCCATAAGGCAAGTCACATAAAATCATATCTATTGACTTATCGGGAATTTGTTTCATAGCCTCAATACAGTCTCTGTTTATTAGTTGGATTTTGCTAATTATATCACCTCATTATATTTAGTATTGTTTATTCTTTCTTGTGCAATGTTGTAATAATCTTTGTCGATTTCTATACCAATAAAGTTGCGATTTAATTCTTTACTTGCAATTCCTGCCGAACCTATCCCCATAAACGGGTCAATAACAGTTTGGTTTTCCTTAGAAGAATTGTTTATAAGAATTTTCATTAGCTCAACAGGCTTTTCGGTATCGTGTAAATTCCTGTTATTATTGTCTTTTGTTTTTATATTAGGAATAGATAAAATATCACTTGTTCCGCAATTATTTATTTTTACACCCTTACCTTTTCTAAAGAATAAAATATATTCAAATTGCGACATATAATACTGCCCCATTATCTTATTACCTTTGTTCCAAATAAGGCATTTAATGAAATGGAAGCCATAAGGTTTAATTTTTCTTTTTCTTTCTTCAATAGTTCTTAAATCTGTAAAACTATTAAGCATATGTATTAAGTTTGTATGATTTGTCATAACATAACAATGACTACCGTCTTTTAATATCCGATAAAATTCTGATGCATATTTAACACAATCAATATTATTATAATTAAACACTTTACCTTTTCTGTTTATCTCTTTCTGTAACATTCCACCACTGTTGCCCGAATTACCTCTCGCTGTTGTTTTATAGGGGGTCTGTTACAAGTAAGTCAACGCTTTCACTTTTAATTAATGATAATTCATTTAAACAATCATTATTAATTAATTTTACCAATTAGCTCTTAGTCCTCCTTGTTTAGCGTTTCTTTGACAATATTAGTTCTGTAGACATATCTTCTTTTAACTTGCCTGTCTTTGTTTTTAATTGTTTTATTAATTGCTGATTTAAGTTCATCAAGTATATAATAATTTTTTGAAAGCCATTCTTTTATAGGAAGAAATACCTCTATAAAATCTTTCACTGCTGTCTGCTCTGCTTTTACCTCGGACAATTTGTTTATTAATTTTACTTTTTGACTATCAGTTGTACTATCTAAAGTAATCTGATGTAGCAAATCATCAAGATTTCCATTATATGAACTTAATTCTGATTTAAACTCATTGTATTTTTCTGAACAAAGTTGCAACGCATTTAAGTTATCTCTAACCGCAATTGCCATATTGCAATATGCCTCTATGTTTTCTTTTGATATTGGAAAATTATTTACAATAATCATATTTTAAATATCATTCCCTTACTAATTTATTTCAGTATTATTTAATTGTTTAAGCCAATTTTTATGTATAAATAATTTTTCGGTTACCTTAAATTGATTTTGTTTATTTTTATCAAGAGTTCTTGTAAAAGGACATTCCCAAATGGCAACAAAATCATCTGGTGCCTCTTGTTCTGAAATAAACATTAAATGTTCCTTGCTTGTTTTCCTTGCATATTCCCAAAATTCACTACTATCAAATTTTTCGTTGCCATACCCTGTTGTATTATTGTATGGTGGGTCAGCATAAATCACACAATCTTCTGGAAGTTTTACATCTTTATAGTCTTGACAAGTGAAGCAGGCTGCTTGAAGTGTACTCATATTTTTTAACAAAGACTTTTTGCTTTTCAAAGCATAATTTCTATTAGTGTTATCTCTTGCATATCCACCAAACCATTTACCACCAAAACTGCAACCAAAACCAACAAAACCAGTTAGGATGTTATCTTCATCTTTGTGTTTGCGAATGTATTTGTACTGTTCTTCCGAAATAAATTCTGGTAACTCATAACCGTTCTGTACACCTACTAATAAGTCTATCAAATACTTATGTTTGTCATTTAATATCATTTTGTCAAAACTAACCGATAACTTGCTTTCTATTGAGCAAGCTCCACAAAACAAGCTGACGAAGCACCCCCCCGTTGAGCACGAGTCTATAATGTTCGCTATTCTCTTTGCAATTCTTGATTTGCCACCTTGATACTGCATTTGTCACTTCCTTAATTTTATATGAAATTTGTTTTGAAATTCTACTCTTTCCGCCTTGATAACGCACTACATCAACCTTTCATAAAAATGTTATTGTATTTCCTTAATAATTCGTAATTAAAACTTCAACACTGCTATTTGCCGATTTATCTTTTGTTTGATAATTACAATTTTTATAATCCATATTTAAATAATGGACATTATATTTTTTAGACCATTCTTTTAAAATATCGTTGTTTTTACCTTTGTGTTCTAAGACATTTGATAAAGCAAATTTAACCTGTTTATAATCAAGAATGTCTAATAAATTTAGCAGTTCTCTTTCATAACTTTCAGACCATTTACAAAAATAATCTTTCTCATATGCTCCTACTGTAATCAAATAAGGTGGGTCACAATAATAAAATGTGTTTTTAAAATCCTGATTATCAAATGATAAATTATGAAAGTCCTCACTATAAAATTTGATATTTCTTTTACCGATTTCATTTATGTATTTATTTAATTTTGTTTCCAAAGATTTAGAGAAATATGACCTATCTGCACCAAAGGGCGTATTATATTCGCCATTGCTATTAAAAGCTATCTGATAATTAAATGCGTGTACGAGCAAACAATACAAGGCAACAGCATTTTCTCTGTTTAAATTATCTTTTAATGAGTTGTTATACACAGAACGAAGTTTTAAAAAACCGTCTTTATTCCATTTATCAAGTTTATATTTATTAATAATTTCGTTAACCTCATTAATAAAATCGTTATCTAAATTTTTAAAAATATTTACTAACGGCTTACATTTGTCATTGTAAACTATTGAATTAGCTTTTACATTTAATGATACTTCTCCCCCCCTCCGAATAAATCCACAAAATTATCAATTCTATCAGGGAATAATGGTAATAATTGAGGTAGCAATTTATATTTTGCACCCGTATAATTAAAGGGATTTTTTAAAAATTCTATACTTTTCACTCCTCTTTAAATAAAATCATTTTATTTTCTTTTAAACTTTTCTGAATATCTATGACTCTTTGGTTTGATGAACCACACCAAGCAAGTGTGATGTCTCGCTTGGTGTAATCATATTTTCCATCAACAAGAATATCTATATAAGGCAATATATTCCTTACCACAAATGGCATTTTCAATATATTCTCATATAAATAACCTGTATATAACCAAATAGTTTTAGTTGGATATTTAGCTTTAACCGTTTTTACTATATTGGCTATCTGTTGTTGGTTTTGTTTTTCCAATGGGTGTCCACCTGATAATGTTAAGCCGGCAACATAATTGGGAATTAGTGAATTTAACAACTCATTCATCGTATCATTTGTAAATGGCTGCCCTGCATTAAAATCCCAAGTTGATTGATTATGGCATTCCTTACAACGCATAGTGCAACCACTTACCCATAATACCGTTCTAACACCAACCCCATTGGCTATATCATTTTTTGTTATTTTGATATAATTCATTATTTATTATTCGTTATTCGTTTCCACCTAAGTGAATATATCTTTCTTTGATTTCTTGTGTTCTTCCTTGGTTCCAGAAGTTTGTTCCTATATCCTTTTATACCCTCGGTTTCCCGATATTTATTAGGGGAGTAGACTATACAATCTCATTGTTTCTTTTTATATAAGAAAGAAACAAATCCCCGAAATTATAGTCGTTGAGCGTCCTCCATCAGCATTACCTGTTAAGGAGTTTCGTTGCGTAAGAGTGACTTGCACACTCGGTAATCCCTTGCTTAATGTTTTTATGGTTTCTATCCTTTCAGACTGACAGATTTAATCCTATACCGCATTCACACTTGCCGTTTCCAGCTATGTTGTAGCCATTAAGGTTATGGGGACTTCCCCGCAATTTATTCGGTTTAAAGTGGGCTTATAACCAACCCACAAGTTCTCCTTGCAATATTCAACTTATTTTCATCTATGTTACCACAATTTGGGCATTTCCAAATTAATTTACCATCATTGTTTTTAACAATATTAATTTCTCCGTCATATCCACATTCTTGACAATAATCAGACTTTGTGTTCAATTCGGCATACATAATATTGTCATAAATAAATTTAAAAACTGATAAAACAGCTTCAATATTATTTTGTAAATTAGAAGTTTCTATATAACTAATTGCACCACCTAAACTTAATTTTTGAAACTGCGATTCAAATTTAAGTTTATCGAAGGCATTAACATTTTCCCTAACATTAATATGATAACTATTTGTTATATAGTTTTTATCAGTAACACCTTCTATAATTCCAAATCTTTTCTGTAAACACTTTGCAAATTTATATGTTGTATTTTCTATAGGCGAACCGTATAAAGAAAATCCTAAGTTCAACTGACTATTCCACTCATCACACTTCTTGTTCATATATTTCATAATTTCAAGTGCGAATGGTGTTGCTTCAGCATCAGTATGAGATTTACCTGTCATATACTTGACACATTCATATAAACCTGCATAACCAAGCGAAATTGAAGAATATCCACCAACAAGCAACTTATCAATGGTTTCCCCCTTTTTAAGTCTTGCTAATGCTCCATATTGCCACACTATAGGTGCTACATCTGAAAGTGTACCTTTTAATCTTTCATATCTACAAAGTAATGCTTTATGACAAAGTTCCAATCTTTCATCAAAGATTTTCCAGAACTTATCTTTATCTTTGCCCGATGATAAAGCTACATCGACAAGATTAATTGTTACAACACCTTTATTAAATCGACCATAGAATTTATAGTTTCCGTTTTCGTCTTTATACGGTGATAAAAAGCTTCTACACTAACTGTTCGGTATCAACAGTTCGGACTATATCTTTGGGAGTTATTACGCTAACTCACTCACTCCGCACTTCCATCTGTATCATTATTCAGATGTACTCTACTCGCTTCCTCACACAAAACTATTTTGTGTTATGCTTTTGATAGTCTCTTGACCTTACGCATATGCGTCTTGGCACAGGATAGTTCAAGTCTAAGTTTCACCCCGAAAGTCCCCTGTTAGCACACTACTTAGCTGTCATTTCCTACAGTTCCTATTCGTGTAATGCACACCATTTTGATTTATGTTCACGGAGTTTTAGATGAGCCGTTTAACCCATCGAAGGGAAACAATTTCCCTCTTTTAATTCTTTCATCACCTTTTCAGAAATATAATCTGGAACAAGTCTTTTTGCTGAACATTTAGCTGCTAACTTAGTCAAATACCAATACTTGCTATTTTCAGTAATGTTATCTGCTTCAAGTACATAAATCAGCTTTGGGAAAGCAGGTGTAATCCACGCACCTTCCTCGTTCTTTACACCTTGATACCTCTGTTTAAGAACTTCCTCAATAATCATTGCAAGGTCATTCTTTTCTTGTTCGTTCCTTGCTTCATTGAGATACATAAAAACAGTAATAAACGGTGCTTGACCGTTAGTTGTCATCAATGTTTCAACTTGGTACTGTATCGTCTGAACACCTTTTGTAATTTCCTTTTTTAGTCGTGATTCGACAAGGGCATTGACTACATTTTCGTCTAATTCTATACTATAGTCCCGACATTCCTGTTCTATTTCACCTTTTATTTTCTGCCTACTAACATCAACAAAAGGTGCGAGGTCTCTTAAAGTTATGCTCTGACCCCCATACTCATTAGAACTTACTTGCGAGATTATCTGAGTTGTAATAGTACAAGCTGTTGAAAAGCTGTGTGGTTTTTCAATCATAGTTCCGCTAATTACAGTTCCATTCTGTAACATATCATCAAGATTGCATAAACAGCAATTATATGTATGTTGAGCATAATAATCTTTGTCGTGAAAGTGAATAATACCCTCTTTATCAGCTTCTACAATATCTTGCGGTAACAAAATTCTATCAGTTAAATCCTTGCTAACTTCGCCAGCCATATAATCTCGTTGCGTAGGAATAATAGTAGGATTTTTATTTGAATTTTCCTGTTTAATTTCTTCATTATTCAAGTCAAGCAATGATAAAATTGCGTTGTCCGTTGAATTGCCTTTTCTAACCAAGTCTCTTTTATAACGATATATGACATATCTTTTGGCGAGTTTAAAACAACCAAGATTATCAATAAATTCCTCGTTTAAATCTTGGATTTCCTCAACAGAATATGCCCTTTGGCTGTGATTGATTTTTCTTTCTATTTCATTTGCAATATTAAGTATTTCAGATTTACTTAAAGTCTTTTCATTATTAGTTTTACTTTCGTCATTCGCCTTGCTAATAGCTTTAATAATTTTATTCTTATCAAAATCAACTTCTCTGCCATCTCGCTTAATTACTTTCAATAAATCACCTCAACTTATATTAATATTTTCTATCGCTGCTCTTGCTTCAAGTATAGTCTTATAATCATTCATTGCTTTAATCTGCAAGTCATATGTACTGCGTGGGCAAGTCGGAACGAAAGATAGTTCTCCCTTATCCCAATTATCAAGCATTTTCTTCAATCCCTCATAACGGATTAATAATTGCTGATACTCTGCAACAAATCTTTCTTCGTAATCTTTACTAAGCATACCTTCAACTGTTTCTTCTAAGACCATAATAATTATTCCTTACTTTCGCAAATAATTTTTTTGTTTTCAAACTTTTTATATGCGTCAAGATACATTTCGCCTTTGTCACCATTGTATGTGCATTCGTAATACATCCCGTCGGGTAATGTTGTGCTGATAAGGCATTTGTAGTTTTGCAAAGTCTTACACGACCACACCACGAAAATGTCAAAAACCGGCGTATCATCTGACTTATCTAAATGATTTAACACATACTTGTTTACCTCTGATACCGCAAGTTCAATAAAATTTACATTTATCATAATTATTTCTCTACTTTCTCGTAAGTTTTGTTAAAAATATCGGGTTTACACGGGTAGTTCTCACCGTTTACACCTGTGATAATGTAATCACCGATACTTGCCTTCATATCACCTTCAAAGGTATGAATAATCATTTCTTTGTCGGTCTGATATGCCTCAATAATAACAGGTTTCTTGCAATATTTAGCCATTTCTATTCCTCACTTTCTGTAAATGATTTTTCTAAATCAATATTTTCTATAACTACTCTTGCTTCAATTACTCGGTGTAAATGCTAATTCATTTTTTATCCCAATTATCAAACATTTTCTTCAACTGTTTCTGCTAAAACCAATTAATCACCCATTCTTTCTAAGAATATCGCCATATGTAAGATGACTAAAGTCAAGCAGGTTATGACAATTGTTACAAGGTGTGCTTACTGGACTTCTATCCTTAAGTGTGATTTTATTTACAGATTTGCAGAAAGGACATTTGGTAAGAATCTGGACACCACATATATTCATAAAATTCCTTACAAGAGGATTAACAACATTATAAGCTATATATGTACGAACAATATTGTCCTCATTTATGTATGTACTTTTAGTGTTCTCGCATACATTGTCATATTTATGTATAATTGGTGCTGTTGTCATAGATGCTTCATCGTTGTCAACTTTGTTTGCCTTTATTCCATCAATCAAACCTTTGACATAATCATAACCTTCAACTTTGTGTGGATTATCTTCTGCATTTTGTACGAATAAAACATCAATTTTATGTGCGTTTGCGTACTCAATTTCCTTGATAACACCTGTCGAATCGTACCATTTTTCGCCTGTCACCCATATTTCATCACATTCGGCAAGCTGATATAGGCAAAGTTCAAGCCCATCTTCATAAGACATATCGTTATACAGAAAACCAAACATATGCAATGGTGAAATAAACATATAATTCGGATGTCTTTTTTGCTGTGTTCTAATGATTCCTTCAACTTCTTTGAGATTGTTTTTGTCGCCGCCATATTTGTGGCTCACATAAACTGTCTTTTCAAATTGTTTCATTCAATTCCTCCTAACTTATTATTTACCAGTGTTACTATTCACAAACATATACATTACCACCTCTATAAATCATTGTCTCCTTTAATAACTGCTAAAATAAACATTGTCAACATTTGTATAAGGACTGCCAAATGAATGATAATAGTCCGTTCTAAAGGCTCTTACATTTACATCCCTGTCTCCATTAATTATTCTTGTAGCAACTGAATAAGATAAACTACTTGGAGTATCTGTATATAGAATATTAGCTACATTGAATATATCATAATTAAAAGCAACGGTTTCCAAACTACCATATTCATTTGCTAAATTCATTGCGGTACTACCAACAAGCCACTGACAATATTCAGAACAGCTACCTGACTCAAAATAAATTATCCTTGCAAGCAAATCAATATTTGTATCAGAATTATTATCCGTCACAATATTTTCACTTTCCTCTGTCGGCTCTGTTTCTGCTTCAATATATTTTTCAATTTCAGAACAACTTTCAATTTCTTCTTTGCTCTCTGCAACTACAATAGTTTCAGTAGGCTTAGTTTCAACTTTGCTTATAGTAGTTTCGGTTGTGGAAACTGTAGTTTTTTCTATAGTTGTTTCTTCGACTGATTTTCTTTGAACAGTATCATATGTACTAACAAAATTTATCTTATTAGCTTTCGGTGGAGTTTTAACTGAATTAATATATCTTCCACACCCACTTAAAACAATCAATAAAGATAATATTGCAACTGTTAATTTATACCCGATAAAACCACCCTTTCTTATTAAACATATTCAATTTGTCCTACTTATGTTTCTTTGTTTCCCATTTTTTAAAGCTATCAACAAAGCTATCATCAAAGAAGCCTCTAATAATCAGTTTTTGTGGCTTATTATTATCTATGAGAGATAGACCAAGTAAACTTTTACCTGAAAGCACATTATTACCTTGTGCAATTTCTACTATGCCTGATTTTAATTTTTCAGCTTTGTATAAAAATTCCTGATAATCACTATTTGGTAAATTTATATTTAGCATAATTGTACGATGTCTCATTTACTCACTCCATAACCGAGCCAACTGCCCACTTTTTAATATTTGAATAAATATCTTTTTCGCAAATACAAGTAATAGTATTCCAATCTACCTTGTGCGCAGGATTGTTTTTTGCTCGATTTACCGAATTAACCAAAAGCAAATTAGCTAAAAAACTCTTGCCGCTAATAGTCCAATCTTTGCCATTTTCATCTTTTCCTATTAAAGTTACTTCTTCATCAATTCCATTTACTACATCAGTAAATTCTGAAACATCTTTTGTAGTTATTAGTTCAATCTTCTGTACCACTTAATCATTCCTTTCTATATTTTTATTATTTATAATTATCTCAAATCATAAGCAACACCACCTTTCATACACTGATTGCTACTTACATAATATTTTCGCTTTTTACAATACAATGTTGTAAAAAAATATCAGCTAACTATAAACACACTGAATTTTTCTGCGTATCTATTGATTGCTGTAATTTCAAAATTGTAAAAAGTGAATTTAATTATATAATGTAAGTATATTATATATGATAACATATTAAATTTAATAAGTCAATAAAGATTTTGATATTTTTATATTTTATTTTTTAATCCTCATTCATAAGGCTTAACCAAGTCTGACGACTAATAGTGTGATTGGTTTTAATTGCTCTTTTATAAGCAGACGGTTCAGCTAATAATAAACATTTTTTCTTTGCTCGTGTTAATGCCGTATATAACAAACAGTTATCCAATAATATATAATCAGTGTTGTCTATGATAGCAATAACACAATTGTAGCCACTACCTTGCGATAAATGGACTGTAAGAGCATAAGCCAACTGTATTTGTTCCAATTCTTTATAATCATATTCAACTGTTCTTTTTTCTTTCTCATTAGTAATATTTTTATATTCACACTTGATAACACTATCGTTTATATTGCCACTATCGGCAAAAATAATATCAACCAATGTTCCAATCTCTCCGTTGAACACTTCTTTTTCATAATTGTTTACTCTTTGAATTATTTTTGCACCAACTTTATAAACCTGATTGATATATTTTATTTCTTTAGAAGAATTAGGAATTAAATTTTCTTGAATAATATTATTAATTTCTGTTACAGAATTTATACACTTATCTTTTCTTGGTGTTATAATAACAACATTATCCAATCCATTAGTTTTAACAGCATTTAAATATGATTTAATAGCCATTCGTCTTAAACCCTCCCGGCTTTCACCAAAACGATAAACCATATCTTTATTTTTACCCGATTCTACTCTTATTTCTTTAATAGGAATTGGGTCGATGCCGTCTCTTATTTTATTGGCATCAACTAAAATACCTGAATCTTCTGCTTGTCTATGCACCTTTGTAAGTTTATAAACAGAATATATAGGATTTTTTAAATTAAGTAAATCATTAAATATGTTACCATATCCGATAGGTGGCAACTGTCTATTGTCACCGCATATAATAACTCTTGTTCCCTCTTTTACTGCTGACATTAAAGATAATGCTATTTTCGTATTTATCATTGAAAACTCGTCAACTAACAACACATCACAAGGCAAAGGATTTAGTTTATTGTGTGAAAACTCATCACCTTGACATTGTAGTAATCTGTGAATAGTAGATGCCGGGAACCCTGTAGCTTCAGTAATTCTTTGAGCTGCTTTTGCTGACAATGCACAGCAAGATACCTTTAATGAATTTTCACTAAATACACTAAGCAATGCCTTTGTAATACTTGTTTTACCACTGCCGGCTTTACCTGTGATAAGGACAACAGGTTGATTAATAGCCCGATTGATAACTTCAATTTGTTCATTATTAAAATTAAAGCCTTGTTCATTTTCAACTCTTTTAATTATTTCATCATAGTTTTCAATTTTCTTTGGTTTAAACCCACTAAGATATTCAATTAATCCTAACACTGCTGTTTCATTGTCATAATATTCTTTTAAGCCAACTTTATTTCCACTAAAATGTAGAAATAGATTAGTCCGTTTTTGAGAATTAATAAAATCATCATACAAACTCATACATTCAAGAATGTTGTTCGACATCTCGTTTTTAAAAGTATCAAGTCTCACATATGTATGCCCTTCATTTTCTCCAAGTAATATAAAATAATATTTTGTAAAAGCTATAATTCTTTCAATCGACTGTTTTAATTCTGGTTTTAGTTTTAGAGCTAAATCATCTACTCGTTTAAAGCCAAGACCTTTAATTTTAGTCATCATATATGGATTTTTAAGAAGTTTTTGTTTTAACAATTCTGGTTGTTCTTCACTCATAACTAATTTTTTCACCATATTATAAGTAACACCCAAAGGTGATAACATAGTTAAAATATCAGAAATATTATAATTTTCAATAATTTTAGCTTTGCAATTTTCCCACTTTGCCTCTCCAATGCCTTTAACCTTTGAAATATCAATTTCATTATTAGAAATTACTCTTTCAACAATATCAGGATAAACACTAAGTAAATTATTCACTTGATTTTCAGTTAAGATAGAAAGTAAATAATTACGCTGATTATCTTCGGTAAATTCCATATTTTCTTTTACTGTAATCGGCTGATATTGCCAAGATTTATATTTATTATTATAAATTAATTCAGCTTCAACTTCATAAGTGTTACCAATAATAAGTTGTTGCATAGAACCGCTTAAAATAGACATATATATATTACAGTTACTGCCGTCAGCCAAGACAAGAGGTTTTAAACTATCATATTCAGGTATTTCATTTTGAGTTGTGAACACATAAACACCAAAGCAACTATCATCATTGTAATAACGCTGCTGCTGTATTTTAGCTTGGAAAATTACTGTCGTGGGCTTGTTTTTTTGCTTACTTTCAATTGCCATTAATGATATTACCTCCGTTCTTTTTTAAGTACAACCACCTATCATATGATTTAACCGCTTGAACTTCACAACAATCATTTGACCGTTTACAACAAAGTACAGCAATCTTTTCACCCCTCTTAATGAAGTCTGTATATTTTTTAAATACCGAACTCCATATTGTTAGTTCAATAATACCGTTAGTGGAATACAAATTTACATAAGCATACTGATTTTTATACCTATCTTTTTTCTTTTGCACTTTAGATATAACACCAATTAGGGTACAAAGACAATCATTCTCAATTTGAGCATAATCTGTATTACAAAATTGAACACCCTCTTTGAACGGATTGTCCGTAAGAAAGACTGATAACATTTCAAATTCCCAAAAGTCTTTATCCTTATTATATTTCTCCATATAAGTATCAAAGGCTTTTTGTTCTTTCTTTTCTTGTTCTATTTCAAACATTACTTTTTTACGGATATTATATTTTGACAATCGTTCCTCTTTGGTTTTAATTAAATTTGTATCTATCCCCATCTCATTCAAGACTGATAATTTAGGCAAAGTTGCAACAGGCGTGTATTCTTTATGAGGAATTAAAGATTTAAAATATCTTTTCAACATTTTTTCTCTATCATTACAAGGGAAAGCACCTGATTTAATTAATGCGATTATTTGACTTTTATTAGTCAATACTCTTGCACTAAAATTATTTAAACTTGTAAACTTACCGCCGGAACTGCGTTCTTCTACAATCTCATTAGCAAATTTATCACCTATACCATTAATGGCTGATAAACCAAAAATTATCGCATTATCATTGACAGAAAAATTCACTTCGGATTTATTAATATGTGGTGGTAAAATATTTACGCCAAAACTTTTCGCATCAAGAATATATTTATTAATAGCACCATAATCACCTTTATTTTTATTTAGCAAAGCAGTGAAAAACTCAAGTGGATAATGAGCTTTGAGATATGCTGTTTTAAATGTCAACATAGAATATGATACCGAATGTGATTTATTAAACAGGTAGCCACCTTTTGTTGAAAGGTCATCACTAATTTTTTTAGCAATTTCCTCACTATATCCGTTATCTATAATTTCTTGATACAATTTTGCAGATTCTTGCTTAACTAACTCTACACTCTTTTTGCCCACAGCTTTTCTAAACAAGTCTGCCTGACCGTAACTTCTTCCGCCAAATTTACGAACAATATCAAGCATCTGTTCTTGATAAATCATACAACCATATGTACTTTCAAGAATTGGTTTCATATCTTCGTGAATATACTCTGCTTGTTTTTCTCCACATTTACATTGAATATAATCGTTCAACGCACCCATACTATCAGGTCGATATAATGCTAATACGGCAGAAATATCATCAATATTAGTCGGTTTTAATTTGACTAATATATCTTTCATACCTTGACTTTCAACCTGAAATACACCATCAGTCCTACCACTTGCTAATAATTCATATGTGGCTTTGTCATTAATAAAATCTTCATTACTTGCGTTGAAATAATCTAAATTCAGATGAGATTGTTTTACGCTATCGTCAACAACTGAAAGTGTTGCAACACCAAGCAAGTCAAATTTAATAATACCAATTTCTTCAATTACCCTTTTATCAACACTAATAACTCTTGCATTATCTTTACCGCAACGCATAGCCATATAATCAGTAATCTTAGTGTCTACAATACCCACGCCACCTGCGTGCATTGATACTGTTTTCACTCTGCCACTCAAGTGACTTGCTATATCAAATAAATCCGTATATTGAGCATATTCTTCAATAATTGTCTTATCGTTATCTAAGTTTTCTTGAAAGTTCTCATAAACAAACTTTTTACTTATCTTATCTGTCACTTTATATGGAACACCTAATACTTTACCAACATCTTTGATTGCTACGCAAGGTGTAATAAAATTAAAATTGATAATCTGACAAACATTATCTTTGCCATATTTGTCCATTAAGTACCTAATTACTTCATCTCTCTTATTAAAGTCTGTGTCAATATCCACCTCTCTGCTTATTTTCATAAGCCTTTATTTATTTTATAAAGTTTAAGGTTAGACTATATCTTGATATTCGTATCTTGTTGCACTTCCAACAGTAACTCATCTTCTGTTGTACAAATTAGTCGTTACACTTTTTGATTTACATATATTAATTTATAATTTTTAAATGTTTTATATTTTGATAGACTACTTCCGCTTATATTTAAATATTTAGTAGCATATCTACTTGCTTCAGCAACGCTTTGAAATTCTTTGATTAAATTATTATCTTGATATATAACACAAGGTCTATAATTTCTAATCTGAGTATATTTTTTGAAACAATGAGCCATATTATAACCCCTGTCGCACCATTCAAGATTTTGTACATTATTATTTTTATTATTGTAGTCAATATGATTAACCTCTGGTAAATTATTAGGATTCGGAATAAAGGCTTCTGCAACTAATCTATGTACTAATTTTTTCTTAGGTACTTTATTCCCATTACATAAAGACACCATATAATATCTTTTTTGTCCATCAAGCCAAAGTTTCATTTTTTCATTTTACCAGAATGTAAACTATATACATCTCCCGCCTCTGAAACATAATACATTGGATAGTCTTTAACTACTTTTATTATAAAGTTTATCATCCTTTCTATTTTTTATTTGTTTATATTTATATATAATGTAAATCAACTTAGCACGGTATTACCTGCTATCTCATTAGAGACCGTAGGCTCTCTTAGTCAGCTACTTCGTCTTTTTTAATCATATATCTGCTTGTAAGCTTTGATATGAAGTCTTATTCAACTGATACCGTTAGCACTTATTAATTATTATAAGTACACCTTTGAGTAATAAAGTTCACAACAAATGCCCAATAAGGATTAGGCATTGACACTCTTTCTGGGTTTAAAAATCTTTCAAAAATAAGATTATGCTTTATAGGATTTAATGTAGAAATATGCAATAACCAATTAACTATTGAGCCTGCGCCGCTGCCTCTGCCGTCACCAACTGCTATATCATTACTTTTAGCAAAGTTAATCAAATCCCATACAATGAGAAAATATCCGTCAAATCCCATTTGATGAATTACAGACAACTCATATTCTAATCGTTCTCTATAAATCTTTTGTTCGTCAGCAGATAACTTATCAAGCCCACGCTGTTTAAAACCATCTTCACATAATTTAACTAAGTATTCATAATTATCTTTATATCCCTTTGGGATAGGGAATGTCGGCAACTGCGGCTTTTGAAATGGCATATGCACTTCATCAATCATATTAGCTATCTTAACGGTATTAGCCATCGCAAGACTTACATTTTCTCTGCCAATCTGTTTATCCATAATATTATGAATTTCATCAGGAGATTGCATATAACAATCTTTATATGTTTCACCAAGAGTATCTTTATCGTGAGCAATCTTTACAAGATACTCTTGATAATACAAATCCTCCTTGGTTGAAGCGTGAGAATCACAAGTAACAATAAATTCAGTATTTGTAGCCTTAGCAAGTTCAATTATCTTTTTATTATACTCACACTGCTCTATTGTATCGTGTGATTGCATTTCAAGATAAAAATGTGGAAATACAGATTTATATTCATTAACATATTCTATACACTTATTAAAATCATCTTCTCTTGCCAACTTAGAAGCAAGACAAGCAGAACTGATAATGAGGTCTTTACCATAAGGTTTCATAGCATTTAAATCAACTCTACCGTGATAATAAAATCCCTCAAACTCACCTTTTGTAATCAACTCATTAATAGCTATTCTGCCTTTTTCATTTTTAGCCAAAGCAAGTAAATGAAAATATTTATTTTCAGTGTCGCTTACATTCATATCAAATGCTTCATAGAACTCAACACCAAATATCATTTTAATATCTGGATATTTTTCTTTTAACTTATCAAAATATACCCAACTATATTCATTGCCGTGTTCAGTAATGGCAAAAGCTGAACACCCTAATTCTTTTGCTCTCTGTAAATATTCAATAGGCGAACTATATCCATCAAGCAACGAATAATATGAGTGGTTATGTAAATGTACAATTTGTTCTTTTACCACTTATTCACCACCTCATAATCATCAATAATAAATTGGCAGGTAGCTATGCCTTGATAATAATTGATACTAGCCTTACCAACAGCATTTACGAGCAGGGTTTCATAGTCACTAAAATCATCAAATGAGTTAAGAACTTCATCAGTTTTTAAATCAACATTAAATTTCACAATATTAACACCACTGTCAGTTTCAAACTTCCAACTATTACCAAGTTTCCCCATTATTTTAAGCTGTTCTCTGCTTAATTCGATATTCTCAATAGCAATCAAAGGTTCATCTATATTTTGACCGCAATAATCGCTTACATCAGACAACCTTTTCATTGTTTCAATGGTTAAGTCATCTGACTGAATAATAAAGTCACAAAACTTACAAGTGTTACCGCTATCAATATTAAGATTATTTAAAGTGTTTATTGCATTTTTTATGTTGTTTGAAACAATTTCTAAACCGAAAGCATTGCCGTGACCTTGTATCATTTCAAAGCAGCTTGTATCAGTTAAAACATCCTTTAGACTATTGATAGAACTATTTTTATAATTTCTACCTGAACCGCCATATAAACCTTTCGTTTTAGTTTTTCTAAGACAAAGAGTTGGTTTTTGATATTTTTCAGCAATCTTAGTAGCTAACACACCTGTCAAGGTATCAGCAAGAATTTTACTTACATTAATAAACAAAACCTTATCTGTATTTTTATCAATTAACGGCTCAATCTCACACATAGCTTTGGTAACTGCTGTTTGTTGTCTTGTCTTAGTATTACTACAAAAACGAGCCACTCTTGTATAAATATCCTCTTTTACAATTTCATTTGAACCACGCTTTTTGTAATCGAAGTATTCATCTTGCTCTATAAAAGATTTGAACATTAATTCCTTTTCTTCTTGTCTGCCCATTCTAATCATTGCATTAATTAACGGAACAATATAAAACTGAATGTTATGAATTGACACATTATTATGAATAGTGTCTCGTTGTCGCTCAATAAATGCACGAAAAACTTTATTTTTTATGTTTTTATGAATCAATCCTTTATCTATCAGCCTTTTAGTTTCATACACTCTTATGTCCATCATATCTGCAATGTTGCCCAAAGCTACTAAGTCAAGATAGTTATTAGCTTTATCCTCAAGGTTTACATCATCAAGAGCCTGTAAAAATTTATATACTACTCCGACACCAGATAATTCTTTGTTAGGATAAACACCGTCATTGCTATTAACAACAATAGCATAAGGATTATCCTGCTCAATAATATGATGGTCTAAAATTATAATATCAAGATTTGAATTGTTTTCTTTCAGCTTTTTACATTCTTCAATATCATTACTGCTTGCATCAGGAATAATTAATAATTCAATATCTTTTGGTATTTCTATATCATTAGTTAAACCGTGTTGTTTCTTTGTATGTAGAGAATAAGACAATCTGCAATTTGGAAACAAGTCATTAATGTAAGAATACATAATAGCACCCGAAGTATAACCATCAACATCAGAATCAACAACAATATGGATATTACTGTTATTATCAGTATGTTTATTAAAACATTGAACAGCCTTGTCTATATTCTTAAATAATTTATACGAATATAAAACTTTATCTGTCAAAGAAAGATATTCATTAATATTATCAATACCTCTATTTTTTAGAACTGTATCAATTATATTATTCAAATCATTTTTACTATTCTCAATTAATTTATATTTTAATTTATTACTTATTTTTTATCACCTCAAATTTATTATGTTTTTCTTATCATTTAATAACTGTTTTAATTTTATGTAATCATCAGAGGGTGACTCTTTCTCCCCCAAGATACCGCCCTCATCAATAACTGCATAAAGATTTATTCCATTAATAAACTTATCTGCTATCCCTTGTAATTCAGAAACACCCACATCTTTATCAAATAAAAACACTATATTACCACATAATCTTGACAACTTATGTATTTGAGTTTTAGTTATTTTCTTGCCACAAGTAGCCACAACATTTCTATAACCACTTGAAAACATTTGCATAACACCTTTTTCAGATTCTACTACATAAACTGTGTTTTCTTCTTTTATATAGTCATATGTAACATTAAGACCATACAATATTTGACCTTTCGAGCAAGGCTCAATGTATAAATACTTGTTTACTTCATCAGGAACTTCTCGGTAGAAGTATCTCCCCTTAACTCCTACCAAAGTACCTATTTCATCACGGATTGGAATAGTTATTCTATTCGTTTCACAATCAAACCCGATTTCAAATAATTGTTGCGTTTCATAATCAATATTATCTTCGCAAAACATATCATTGACATAAGGGAAATAATAAGATAAAATTTTTTCACTTATAGGCTTTACAGGATTTTCCTCTTCACTTTGTGTAGAACAATTACTTAATTCAAATAACAGCTTAGTAATTTTTAAACTTTCAGGAAGTTCACTATCAAAATCGTAGTAATAATCTATTCCAACACAAGAACATACAAATTGCATAGATTGAAAGAAATTACATTTCTGAAAAAACATAACTAAACTAAAAATATCAGAAGTATTATTCTGTTCAATATTTCTTGTGTAATCAATAACATTTAGACTATCTTTATATACAGTAATAGCTGTTTGATTGTCTCCGTCCGGATTAGCACATTGATAATATTCCCCTTTGTCTTTAATGCTATGACAACCAACTTTTTCTAAAACCTTATATATTAAATCATTATTTATTATATATTCTTTTAGCTTTTGAACTTCCATTTATTATTCACCTACTATCTTCCTGTGATTACTAATTGCCCCATTTCATACCATTCGTTGGTATCAAGGTCAACTTGATATACCATTTTATATTTATTACCAACTCTGTTTTTATCGGTCACACCAATATAATATTTTTTAGAAGTATCAAGTTCTTTCTCTCCAAAATCTCCCCATTCCGAATCATAGACAAGATACTTATATTTATTATAATCTTTTAAATCTACCGATTTAAACAAGACCAATGAGTCTAATATATGCTTTAATTGTTTACAGTTTGCAATATTTGAAGAACATAATTCCTCTGGCTTCACAAAGTTGGTATCATCCGTAAGCTGTATCGAACAGTAAACAAAAATATCAAGCTGCCTTGTTAATTCTGACAGCATAGTTGTAGTGATTTTTAATCCTGTCCAATCACCGACTGTACTGTCAGTGTCTTTTAATGTATCATAAAAGAAGTATTTTGTTTGAGTAATCATATTTTGTTTACGAATTTCAAGTTCAAGTGTTTGGTTATCGTAAGCTGATACCATATCAACAGCAAAAATCAAACCTTTACTTTCCTTTTCAATCCAATCAGCCACTTTAAGAATATTCTCAAATTCTGTTGATTGATTTGTTACTCTTGCGTAATAATCTTCATAACTTTCAATAAATTCACCGTCAGCATTTTGCTTTCTGATAACAAATTCACCTTTACCGTCTTTATATAAGCCAAGAGTGATTTCTCGTTCCTTTTTGGTAATATGTATTCCGTGTAATTCTTCAAATTCTTTATTGTTAATTACTGTTGTCAACAAACAAAATTTCATATTCTCAATAGACATTTCATTAAGTAATACACAAACTTGTTGTTTCTGATATAACGCCAAATAAGCAATTAACTTAAACATAAATCTTGATTTACCGTCATTTGACCTCATACCAACACACATCAGCGATTCAGTCTTTAAGCCTCTAAACATTTCATTCCACAAGGGATAAGGAACTGATACACCCATATCTGGTATTTCAAGTCTTTTTAGTATCATTTCTTTAATATTAGAATTTAATATTTCTGTTTCGGCATTACCTAAAATAACAGTAGAAACCCTATCTATTTTTGACCTTACAAGTCTTGGTATATCACTTGAACTCCAAGATTCAAACTTAGGATGAGAAACAATCTTGCTTACATCAAAACCTTTTCTGTCATATTCTCTTAACAAAGAATACTTCTTTATAACCTCAGCATAGGATTTAGCATTTTCAGGCAAGGCTAAATCTATCCATTTTTGAATTGTAGCCCAACCACCATAATTAATATATTTTTTATAACGCTCGTTATCTTCGGTCATATATGTAGTAACAATTGCGTTATCAAACATTTGGCTTCTGTTTTTGTAAATAACTTCTGCGTTGTCATAAAAAAATCTTGTTACTTCATCGGAGAAATCATATTTACTCCTGATTTGCGTTGAATACTCAACAAGCAATACAGGTTGTTTGTAAATTGCCCCAACGAATAATATCTCATTTTGTATATTATTTAATTTTATTTCTTTATCCTCTGTAATAAAATAGCACCACTTGTCTTTATTCTTATTTTGTATAATCTATCTTGTTATTTTTTAAATCTCATCTATAACTGAACTTATATCAAAGATAGTTTTATTACTTTGTTTATGATAATTCTTGTATAAACTATAATCAATTTTATCATTTAACCTTTGTTCTATCATTTGTTTGCGATTTAATTTATCTTGCTTAATGTTTTCTTTCCATTGGACATAATCGTCATATTGATTAACAATTACAGCTATATCATAAGCAAATATACTATCTACATTACACCTAATACCTCTTTGTTTGTTTTTTGATATTAATGTTGTGTTAATACCTTTTAATTCGGTAGCTTTAAGTCGAAACATATCATATAGTTCATATATTGGAATAGGCTTATTAATATTTTTATACTCGCCACTCACTACTTGAGATATAAGTTTTCTTGCATAAGGTGTTATTGTCGTTTTGCTAAAAAATAAACAATACCATTCTATAAGTAAAGTATTACATTTTGCATTTAAAACTATTAATTGAGTATTTTGTTTTAAACTTTTTAAATATTTTTCACATTCATCAATGTTTTTTTTACCTTTTTTTAAAGAAGTTTTATATTCAGTAAAGCAATGACAATGGCAGTAATGCTTTTTGTCATAAACAAAACTGCCATCATATTTTTGCTTTAAATCTATATTTCCTTTACAGTAAAAACATTTTACCGACAGAGCCATTTTAAATTACTGACTCAATAATTGATAAATACTTATTAAGTATGTCTATATTATCAATAGTATTATATCTCACTGGCAATTCAGCTTTCTCAATAAGGCTTTTAGCTTTAGCCTTTTTTGTGCTTGTCAGACTTTTAAGTGTGGAGCTGATTTTTGATTTAATTTCGTCAGCAGATACTTCTGTAACTGTTGTATCTTCGGTATCATCAGATATTAAATCATTTTTAATATTTTCAACTTCAACATCTACACTTTTATTGAAAGTATTTGTGGTTGTAACATCTTTTTTATTCTTATTTCTATCAATTACAGGCTGCCAAGTTAAGAGAGTCGGATTTTCAATAATTTCATTTTGCTTACATATTGTAGTTCTGTCCTTACCTTCAACAAGGGCAATTACATCTCCATTTTCTTCGTCCTGTAACATATGTAAAACAGTCTTTACATTATAAGCGACATCTTTAAAACCTTGCGGTCTTTTCTCACCTGTTGCAACCGTTTTAATATTACCCTCTTTGTCCTTTACATTTTCTTTCACATCTTCTTCTCTGCAAGTTACCGCAAAATGTTTGCCACTTGCAAGCAAATCAAGAATAAAAGCCTGTCCGTTAAATTTAAGAGTTTGATAATCTTTCTGTTCTAAGCCTGCACCTTCAACGGCTACAAGTTTTTCTTCACCAATAATTTCTTTCTTCTTAGCACGAACATTGGCTCTCTTTTTAGAAAACTCAATAATGCCTTGCTGTCGAGCCGTGTAAAGAAGAGATAATCCATCTACAACAATAGCATCAGCAATGAAAATATTGCCGTCTGCATCTAATGCAGTTTTTTCTTCATTATCCTCGTCATCAAAATAGTAAATTTCTTCGTTTGCCGAAACTGTTTTTATAAGGTCTCTTACTTCTGTCAATGACTGTGTACTTGCAATGAAAATATTTCTGCTGTCAATACCCTGTTCTGTAAGTTTATCAAGGTAACTATCAATCGAACCTGCTTCGGCATCTATATAAAGGACTCTAAATGGTTTGCCGTCCTCTCTCTTCATTTTTGCAAATTCAAGACAAAGGCTTGACTTCCAAGTACCCTGCTTACCATAAATCAAAAAACCAAGTTTTTCTTTAATTGCTGTTGCTCTACGAATTACCATATATTATTAATTCCACTCCTCTCCGTCAACATCATCCCAATCATCACTGTCGGACTTGCTTGTCTTTGTTGAAAATTCTGCTTTTGCAGTGTTATTCACTTTCTGCTTTACAAGAGCTTCTTCGATAATTTCTTCGCTATATGTAGTTGTATCAAGAGAACTTTTATCAGCACCATTAACCATTAGTTTAATAGAGTACGGAGCTTTTACCTTATTCATTTCAATACCAACACCCCATTCATCATCACTCTCAACTTTTTCAGAACCAAATTCCGCAAAAATATTACCACCTAATTCAATAAGATTATATGGTTTACAATTCTTTTTTAAGATACTTGCTAACTTGTTGTCACGAGTATATAATTCAACATCTTCAATCGAATCATAATTTACAACCTTACCGCTGATGATAAATTCTCCGTCAATTTCCTTGCTTTTATCTATTCCCATAAAAACAATTTCTTGCTTAAATTTATTTTCTGATTTAAAATTTTCGTTGTCAAAGTCAATATCGTCTTTACACAAAGATACCTGTGTAAAATCAAAGTTTGTTTTATGCGAACCCTCATAGGTGGAATATGTGATATTACCTTTCACAAAAACACTATCGTTATCTTTTAAGTGGTCTGCAATTTCTTTGCAAGCATCAAACTGAGTAAGGCTTTTTCTACTATTTACAAGGCTTCCCTTTTTATCAACTATCTTTTCTACTCCACAATTAATACCAACAAGTCTATAGCCGTCCTTTGGAGACTTAAACCTATCACTCCAATTAACCTTTTCAGTTACTTTTGTTTTTTTATTACCTGTTATTTCTTGTTTAGAATAATAAACATAGTCCTGTGGCATACCGAACTGCTGTACATATACCGAACAATCAGGCTGATACTCTACTCCAAAATTAATTCTGCGGTAGTCTTTTCCATTTCGTGATTTACCTTCTGTATAGAAATTTTCCTTTTCAACACCTGTTACTTTGCCTTTTACCTGAAAATAACCTTTTGTCTGTCTCAAACCCAAACCCTTATTATTACTCAACTACACATCCACCTTTCTTGTTTTCGTCATTCTTTACTTTCTTATTCTTTCTCGGTACATAACCCTTGCAGTTTTTATCTTTTAATACTGTAATAAATTCACCATCATTTTTCATAGATGGTACAGTTAAACAATTAAGATTTCTAAAAACATCATATGTACATACTTCTTTACCGTTCTTATCGTATAAACTATGTTTTTCTTTCAATGCTCTACATTGCTTGTACTTAAAATCCAAATTTGCACAACCATTACAGGTTGACTCTTTCTCAATAGTAAAATCTCTCAAGTTTATTATCCTTTCTCTGTCTCAATTTTGTTTTCTTTATTGTTTTGCTCATAATTTGCTATATTCTTATTATTCATAAGAAATTTAATAGCATTAGCTTTTGCCAAAGCAGGATTTTTATTTTCTCTCAATTTTTGAAGAACGATAGTTGAAATAGAATATGCACCAACTGCTAAACCTTTTCTGTAAGCTGCATCATACACATTCTTTACAGTTTCTCTTATCTTTTCTGGAAGTGACTCCATTATTTCTTCAACTGTTTTATTATTTAAATTCTCTGAAATTTATCTCACCACCTTTCATTGCTAATATTATCCCGTTTTTAAATGGGTTCCGAAACTCAACGGTTTACCGTTACTGAAAACTTATAAAAAGTTATAAACTTTTATGTTTCATTCCTACTTCGCTGTGTATGCTTTCAATTTGTATTTTTACAATATCTACTAACAAGTTCTTGTACACTCCATAGGCGTAAATTCCTGACTAACGAATCAGTACATATCTGTATTAACTTAAAGGTGTTATGTTACAGATTGTCTCAAAACATTTTTTCCATACCTTTTCAGATTTAAAGCAGCTTGATAATCTCTGTCAATGACATTTCCACATTCACATTTGCAAATACGGTCTGATAACTTCAAATCTTTCTTAATATTCCCACAGCAACTACATAATTTAGAACTTGGGTAAAACCTTTCTGCAACAATAACTGAAATATTATTCCATTTAGATTTATATTCGATTTGTCTCCTAAATTCATAAAACCCTTGTTGTTGTACTGCTTTAGATAAATGTTTATTTTTCATCATTCCACTTACATTTAAATCTTCGATACATATAAAACTTGGTTCTCGTTTTACAATCTCGGATGTTGTCTGATGTAAATAGTTCTGACGAATATTTAATAGTCTGTGATTTAGTTTTAAAAGTTCTTTTTCACTCTTTATAATGTTACTTGTTTTACAGTAACTTACTCCTTTCTTATTTTTCTCATATTTTCTTGATATGGAACGTTGTAACCTACGTTTTCTTTTTTCTAACTTTTTAACTTTTTGTGTCTTATTTATATTCTGATATGTATTATTATCAGAATATATTGCCAAATCTTTAATCCCTAAGTCAATTCCAATACCATCATTTAATGGTAGATTAGTAGATTCTTCGTATTCAACCCCAACCGTAATCCACCAATTTATACCATCGTATCTAATACGTGGATTGGTGTATTTACAGTCAGCAGGAATGTGTCCATGTTCTACTAATCGAATCCAATTTAATTTCTGCTTATTCTTCTTTTTAGAAGAGGAAAATCCTTCAACTTTTACATGGGTATCTGTAAATTGGACATTAACATTATCTTGATAAAATGATGAAGTCGAGTGTTTGCGACTTTTAAACTTCGGAAATTTTGAATATCCTTTAAAAAATCTCTTGTATGCGTTACAAGCATCTTTAATTGCTTGTTTTGTTACATTATTTGATATTTCATTTAGCCATGAATATTCGTCTGTTTTCTTTAGCTGTGTAAATTTCTTTCGTAAATCTCCATCAGATAAATTTACCACCATTTTTATAATTTTCTTGTTCTCTACCTAAAGCCCAATTATAAGCAAAACGAGCAGTATTAGCATATTGAAATAATTTAGTTCTTTGCTTATTATTTGGGAGCAACATCATTATTTGGGAGCAACATCACTCGAATTGTTTTTATCATTATCTTCACCACCTTCATCAATTAATTCCTTTACAAGTTTTCTTGCTTTGTTCGCACGTTTCCCTTGTAGTTTGCAACTAAATACAGTTATTATTTGAACCAAATCTTCAATAAGTCCTTCTTGTTCTGATTTCTCAGTGTTATCAATTATTTCTCTGTAATGTATTTTCCATTACCATATAACTTCATTTCTGGTTGACTTTTTAATTGATAATTGATATGTATTTTTTACTCCACCTCAACAGGCTTGCCATCAACCAATGTATAAAAAGTATCTGCCTTAATAATCTCGCCATCAACTTTAAAGCATTTGCAATCAATGATTTTATTCGTATCTGCTTCAAA